CTAACCCTCCCCGCCTTCGAGCCTGGCGGTGAGTTTCTTCCAGGCGGCGAGTTTGGTGCCTGCGGTTTCGGTGGTGCCGGTGGGTGTGTGGATGGCTTGCCAGCCGTTGGCCGTGGGTACGACTGTGACGTCTGCGGGGTCGAAGAGGTCGCCAGGGTTGAGGTGGGGCCAGGTTCCGTCGGGGTTGCGGTCGACCCATGAGCCTTCGTCGTGTTCGGCGAGTTTTACGTCGGTGACGAAGCGTTTGATTTCGAGTTCGGGGTGGCGGCGGTAGCCCTGGTCCCATAGTGCGTCGGCGAGGCGGTCTGCTTGTCCGGCGATGGGGATGGCGACTGCTGGGCGGCCGTTGCTTTCGGGGATGCGGAGGATGCGGAGGCCTTCGCGGAAGAATGCGCGTTCGGGGTCGTTGTCTGCTTGGCGTTTGGCGGCGAGGGCTTCGGTGATGTTGGCGCGCAGTGTGGCGAGGGCTTCGGGTTCGTGCCCGTCTGCTGGTCGCGGCGGTAGTGTGCCGGTGCCAATGGTGCGGGGCGGGAGTTCTGGCTGCATGACGGATTGGACGGGTTCGGGTGCATCGGGGTTGGCGAGGGGGTGTCCGTCTGGGATGCCTGCGCGGAAGTTGATTTCGGTGAGGACTTCTCGCCCGTCTTGTTCCTGGTCTTCCATGCCACCCCTCAACGTCGTGTTGCCTACAGGCTACATGATTCGGTTCGGGCTACAGTTTGTTTTGCCAGCGGTCCCCGAAGTCGATCACGCCGACATGGCCGGGCACATAGAGGATCGTGCCGCAGGTGCGGCATTCATAGGTGCGGTGCCCGCCGTTGTGGGTGCAGCCGCAGGCCATCCATCCGACGACTACTTGGTCGGGGCCTAATCGGTGCCCGTTTGGGCAGTGCGCGGGCGCGTGTTCACGGCTGGCCACACTTCGATTCTACGAGAAAATCGCACGTATGTTCGAATCTCGTGTTACGGTGACGCCAGTTGCTGAACGAGGGAAGCGGGAGGCAGCTGTACCGGGCGCCTCGCATTCCCCCTTTAGGTGAGGCGCCCGGTTTTTCCTATGCCGAGGGCGGGGTGGACGCAGACTCGCCTGTCGTGAGCCACTCGTAGTCGACCCCAGTCCGCGACGCCCAGAGGCGGAGCGTCTGCGTAGATGGGGATCTTGTTCCGTTGAGCCATCGGGCGACGGTTTCGCGTGCGACGTCGAGATACTCGGCCATATCGCCGGCGGTGAGGCCGCTGTGACGGAGGGCTTTGCGCATACGGTCGGTGAGGTCGAACTCGGGGACGATGCCTTCGGTTCCGATTGGTCTCACCTCTCCCCCTGCGTGTCTGTCGCGGGGATTTTTCCACACGTGTGACGCCTGGTCACTTTTGTAGACAGTTCACGCCTGCCCGTGGTTACATTCGTGACGCTTGGGGCGGTTCGTGACGGGAGGGGGCTGTGGTGGTGAGGTCGCGGTCGGTAGACGAGTACATCGCTGACGGGATCGCTGTCGTCGCGTTCGTGTTCAGCTATGGCCAGTTGGCGGAGCTAGCCGGCCGTGCGGGCTATGGCGGTCTGATGTCGCATCTGTGGCCGATCGCGGTCGATGGTTTGGCGGTCATTGCGACACGATCTGTGTCGCGACTTCTCAACAACAGGTACGCGTGGTTGCTTCTCGCTTCTGCGACTGCAGTGTCTGTTGTTGCTGCCGCGTCAGCGCATCTTCTTCCGCCTGGCCCTCTGCCGCCTGTCGCGGCGGCGGCTGTCGCGGTTGTTCCGCCGCTGTGTCTTTTGGCTGCGCCTCATCTTGCGGTGCAGATCAGCCGGGAGTCGCGTTCACATGTTGCGCCTGTCGCGGATGGCGCTGAGGCGGTATCCGATGTAGTTGTCGCGCCTGTCGCAGTGTGGGCTGTTTCAGATGCGACACAGGATGCGACCAGCGGAGACGAGGATGTCGCGGCTGTTGTTGCAGAGGTCGTCGCAGCAGATGTTGATGTGGTGGTATCGCAGCGGGTGGAGGTGTGCGACCACCTGGTTGATGACGTCGCGGTAGCTGTGAACCCGCCGAGCGTTGATCTTGTCGCGGCTGATGCTGTCGCATGTTCGGTTGTGGATGTGCGATCCGTCGCGGTGAGGTGTGATGTCGCTGATGGCCGCGACATGGAAGGGGATGCGACAGGAGATGTTGCTGTCGCGGTCGCATCTGTACCTGGCGATGTCGAAGCGAGTGGTCGCAGCAGCCCGAAGTTGTCGCAGGCGGAGCGTCGCGCTGAGGTGATGCGGCTGGTCGCGACGGGGATGGAGTTCCGCCCGATCGCGCGACGGCTCGGCTGCTCGGATATGACGGTGCGACGAGACGTAGAGGCGATGACGAAGACTCAGCGCCTGGGTGGTTCAAGGTGATGGATCAGGGCGGGTCGATGCCTTGGTCGTCGAACCACTGGTCCATCTCTAACTGCCAGAGGGCAAGGTCCCAGGTTTCGTCCATGCCGGTTTTGACGCATGGTGTACTCGGCCGGTTCCGCTATGTCTCGTCAGCCACGCGGAGGCGGCGCTCGAGTTCATCGAGAAGCTCTCGGTAAGTGAAGTCTCGGAGCGTCGTGTTGTTGACTTCGATGACTCCGACTTCTTCTGGGTACACGTATTGTGCTGCAACGAGTACCTCTTGGATGGGGATGTTCAGCCCGTCCGATATGCGCCGGAGTGTGCTGATCTCTGGAATTGAGCCCTGGATCCGCCACCGTCCAACGATGGACTGGGAGGTCTTCACGGCTCGCGACAGTTCAGCTTCGGTGTCGATTCCGCGGTCGTGTGCTTTCCTGGCCAGCCAGTCAGAGAAGTCCGTCACGGCGCTCACAGTAGGCGAGAGGGCGGGCAGAAACGACGGAAAGGCCCCCACTCCTCAAGGTGAGGGTGGGGGCATCCGCCTACTGTTACAGCGGCTGTAGTGCGTCGGCTGCGGCTTGTTCGGCCCAGCGGCGCTCGGTGAACGCGATGTGCTCGTAGGCCATTTTCTGCGCGAACTCGATGAGGTGTGCAGGCTTGTCGGTGCAGGTGTCGGGGTCGTGTCCGCCGAGGCTGTAGCAGGCGACGCGCTGTGCGCGTGGCATGTGCTCATCTGGTAGTTCAAAACTGATCTGCAAGTTGGCTCCTAGGGCTGTGTGGCGATGACGATGGCTGCACCGGTGGCGAATTGTGCGATGAGTTCGGTTTTGCCGGATCCGTTGGCGCGGGTGGAGAGGGTGCAGGAAAGGCTGCCGTCGGGGCCGATCTGCAGCTTGTTCGGGGCCACCACGGTTTCACTAGCGCTTCCGAGCATCACCTGGTTCGCGGCAGTCGTCTTCGATCCAGCTCCAAGTGCAGTTGACCACCCATGCAACGAACTCGATTGGTAGCCAAGAGCCACACCTGCGGTCTGCGTAACTTGAGCGCGAGCGCCCACCACTGTTCCCGAATCTGCCACTGCGGCCGGAAGGTTATGGCCAATTGCTACAACGTTGCCATTGCTCGTTGTCGGCGTAGTAGGGGCGTTGCCCGCTGGGTACCCGGTGACCTTCACGCCCGGCGTTCCACCACCAGCCGCCGCATCCTGCCACGACGCCGTGCCATCCGCCGCAGACGTCAACACCTTCCCCGCCGCCGCACCCGAAGTCACCTTCAACCCCAGAGTCGTCACAGTCCCCGTGAACGTCGGACTGGCCTTCGGGGCCTTCGCATCCACCTGGGCTTGCACCGCGGTGACATCAGCCTTCGATGCAAGCTGACCAACTTCATTCCAAGGCATATCAGTTGATCTCCTCAAACTGGTAGATCTTCAGCGTGGAAAAATCGAGGTAGACGTCCCCGCCTCGCTGGTTTTCTGGTGATTCATTGACCCAGTGCCCTTCGCCACTGCCTTCTTCCCAGTAGCCCGTGTGCGGTACGCCGAACCCAGCGCGGGTCGATGACCTCGTTCTTGAGTACGCACCGAAAGCGCGCGAGGCGATGTCATCGATGTCGTACATGGAACCGTCGTACTCGACCTCATGCGTGTGCCCTGCAGGCGGGAACTCTGTCGGCTTGTCCGTCAAGTCATTCCACGACGAAACACCACCACCAGAAGCGGCCTGCCATGACGCTGTGCCGTCTGCAGACGAAGTGAGCACCTTCCCCGCGGCAGCACCAGAGGTAAGCTTCACCGTCGGCGCAGTCACCGTTCCGGTGAACGTTGGTGAAGCAACCGGAGCCTTACCCGACAGCGTGGTGTCCAAGCCAGTGATCTGCGACGTCGGATGCGTGTGCGACGTCGCAGCCTTCCCGTCCAACGCAGGCTGCAGGCCAGTCACATCTGCGATCGGATGCTGATGTACGGACGGCGGGAACGTCGCCGGCTTGCCCGTCAGCTCATCCCATGATGTGGCACCACTACCAGACGACGCCGGAAGCTGCGACGCAACCACCTTCCCATCGCTGCCAAGATCAGCCTTCTTCGCAAGCGCCGGAACAGACGGAGACTCCGCCGAACCACCCAGATCCCCACGCAGCTTCACACCACCGAGCGTCGTCGGAGTCGCAGGCTGCACGACAACTGGCGGAGATGACGCCCACAGGTCACGCACACGCTGAATCAATTCCTCGATTGCAGGACTTGTCACGATGTCTCCTACTTCATGTTGGCGTCGAGGATCGCCTTGACGCGCGTGCCAAACGTTCCGTTCCAGTCGTGGCCCTGCCCGGCCGGCGTGTTCAGGGTCGTAATGAATCCCTGCTGCCGGTACCAGGCCTCGCCAGCACGCGCCGCGGCGAGCGCGTTGAAGCCATCCGATCCAGGTTCGGTGCCGTCGTCGAGAAGGCCAGTGAGCCAATGCATCGAGAACCGCGACTGCAGTGGGTCGACGAACGGGGTGAGCGTGGTCGCATTCTCGTTTCCGCCACCAAAGACGATCGCCCCGCCGCCGCGGATACTCGAGGAGAACCGTGGCAGGTAGTACTTCGTCAGGAACTGACTCCCGCCCGAGTACGTGGTGAACCAGATCCGATACCGGTCAATGTTGTACGCCCCGCACAACGCCTCGATCAGCGACACCAGCCAGCGGGAGTTCTCCTCCTTGCCGTACCAGTGCCACCACGTCGTGTTCTTGTCGTCCGGGGTGAGTGGACAGATCACCAGCATGTTCCGGTCTTTCGCAACCTGCACGATGCCATTCGTTCCGCCGAGCATCCACGTCGACGTCGGATTGTTGAACTCGAACGCGCCATCGCCGTGCAGGTGCACCAGCAACCCGATCGGCTTCGACGTGTTCAGATGACCGATCCACCGGTGGTACTTCGACGAGTAGCTGTTCTCGCTGGCGGTGTACACACGGTTCATCTCATCGGCCATCACACCGCCCGATCCGCCAGACGGTGCTGATATAGGCACTGATGGGGCGACCTCAACCTCCGTCCCCGTGCGCATAAGCGGGACGGCGGTCACTCCGAGCTGGATCCGCCGCTCGAGCCTCGGCGCCAACGCAATCGTGGCCATGATGCCGTAGCTGGGGAAGTTGCATGTCGCGCCGACGGTGCCGAGAACGTCGATCGCCCCCGCCGTAGTCAGGTGTGAGTACCCGGCACTTGAGGTGCCATCGGTGAACTCGGTGACCGTATTCGCCCACTCGCATGACCCGGTCGCAGAGTTGACCTGGGATGCGACGGCCCGCACGACCATGCAGCGATCGGTCGTGGGAGAAATCGCCGGGGTGGCGTGATACGAGGCAGATGTGTCATACCCCTGCGCGACTGCGTTCACAGGATTGTCTGGGTGGACACCGCGGAACGCGAGGCACGTCGCGTGGTGGTTTCCATTTCCAGAAAATGCCAAGCTGGCGTAGGCAAACGACGATTCCTGCTGAGGCTTCCACACCTTCGTGAAAATGTGGAGGTTGTGCCCGCCACCTCGCGACGTGTTGACCAAACGCTGCGTCCAGTCGTTGAGGTAGCTCTGAATCGGGTAGTTTGCATCCATCGCCGCGGCCCACGACCGCACGACGACAACAAGAAAGTCGCCATCCTGAAGGCCGGACGGATACTGGATGGTGAATCCATTCGATGCCGTGCTCGCACTGGTAGCACCGACCTGAGTGATCGCCATCAGCTCGTCTTCACCCACAGTCGTCCCGCGACACCCGGGTCAGCAGCCGCCCCGACCGCGGCGAGCCCAAGCAGGATCCAGTTCGTCTCCGAGAACGTCGCGCCCGCCGAGTGTGCGGTCTTGCAGTACCAGCGCACATAGCTCGCCGTCACCACGTCACCAATCGCATACGACGTCGAGGCCACCCAGTTGCCGCGATCGACCAGCTTCGCGGCCTTCCCGAGCAACTCAAGGTTGATCGCGTCGCGCTGCGCGGTCAGCGCTGCCTGCTGCGGCGTGCTTACCGGCTTGTCGACGTCCTTCGTGTTGTCGACGCTCCCGAGTCCGACGTCCGTCCTCGAAAGCGTCACCGCGCCGGTACGTCCGGCCACCGATGAGACCGGTGAAGCCGGATAGGTGTGCTGCCTCCAAGACGCCAGCGCGGTCGACGGCTCGGCGATCAACTGCCAGTCCGTGCCGAGATCGGTTCGGGTGCACCAGTCACCCCGCTGCCCGGACAGCGCGAGCATCGCCGACTGAGTGGCGACCGCACCGAGCCAGTCGACCATCTGCTGCGCAGGAATCTGCGCCTGCACCAACTTCCCATCGGCACCGAGGTCGGCCTTATTGTCGTGCGTGTGATTCTTGTCAGCCTTGCCCGCCAGGCCCTGCGCGACCTTCTCGGACGCCTCCGCCGCCGCGAACTGCGCCTCGATCGCCGACTCGTCTGCATTGGTTGCGCGCCTGTCCGCGAACTCGGCAGCGGCGACGGAGATTCCCGCAGCCTCCACTGCATCATCACGCGCAGCAACTGCTACCGGAACCGAGGCCGAGATATCGTGCAACACCTGCAGATAGATCGGCGGAAGTTCCGAACCATCCGACAGGTGGAACACTAGTGAATCCGAAACCACCGACACAGAAACGATGTGCGGCCCCAGGGTGATTGGAGTCCCAGAAGACGGATACACCGGAGCTGCCAAGGTCAGATCAACAACCGTCGAACCAGCATCAGGATCCGCAGGATTCGACCCCGGCACATACACGGGTGCATCGAACGCGAACGGCGGATACGTGAGCCGCTGCGACCCCAACGCCAGATCAAACGTGACCGTGTAATTCCAGTTCACCGGGTTCGTCGCCCCTGTGGGCGCCACAAGGAACACACCACGCTTACCACGCCACGACAGATAGCCGTTCTCATCCAACGTGATCGTGATCGGAGTTGGCAACACCGTCGCCGGATCCGGCTGGGCCGTCGCAACCTTGATCGACCGCAGCGACGGCGTGAACGTCACACTCCCCTGCAACGACACCGCGTCCGGGAAATCATCCGTATCCACACCATCCGCGACCGTCGCCACAAACCGACCAATAACCTTGCAGTACTCGAGTGGCTGCAACGCAGGCATCAACTCACCTCATCCGAAAGTTCAAGCGGAACTGGCGGCAAAACCTCTGTGGGCCAGCGGGACCGAATGAACGCCAACAGCACCCGCACATAGTCGACCGCCACCCCGAACCGGCGCTTATCCTCGCGACGCTCATCCTCGAGCTTCACCACACGCGAACGCAGATCAGCGATCTCATCACGCAACGGGCCGACAATCGCCTGAAAGTCAGAGCGCTGAGACTCCAACGACGGAAGCCGTGAACCGTAAAACCCAATCAGCGCAACGAACGCGACCCCAAGCACCGTCCAGATCGCCGGCCACATCCGCGGCTACTCCGAACTCGGGGTATGAACGGACGCCAACGTGAAACCGAGTGCCGGGACGACCAGTGCAACAACAGCTGTCACCACCGACTGACTCACCCACCCGAACGCCAACACGAGCGCAGACACCGGAGCGATCAGGCCGTACGCCCACTTCCGCCAGAAGTCAGTCGTGTTCGACCACGCCAACCCCGAACCCAGCACCGCGACCAGCACAGCCCCAACAACAGGGGCAATGTCGCTCGAAAAAAATCCGGCCGCAACCAAAACACCCATCAACGGCGTGATCAGTGGATGCAGCCAAGCGCGCACCCGACCCCAATCCACCGACCCCGAAACCTCAGCACGATGCGTCATCACTTAGCCCCCTCGACGTCACCGACAACACCCGACCGGTGCCAGCGCAGAACGCCGTGCTCGAACCGCTGCGCACGCCCACCATCAGCATCGAACTCATCCGACACAGGCCAGCCATAGGCACTCTTCTCGGATCCGAGTTCCGCCCAGCGGGCTCCAATCGCGCCGTGAACAACGAAGCCAGGCTGACCGTAACGGCGGTAAACCACACCACCCTGGAACGCCTGAATATCCCCCACTCCGTCGACCACAGCGTGCCGGCGGGTTGGATACCCCAGTGGCCCCTGCTCCCACTGCTGCGCCTTCCACGTCTCATAGATGTGAGTGGGGACAGCAACAGCGCGGGCGACCTTGTCCGCGTCAACATTCGCTGCGGGATGCCAATAGACGCTGCCGCCATCGAAGTCCGCGTACCGGCCGACACCGTCCTTACATGGGCGCTCCCCCGCAAACTTCCGCTTCCCGATCCAACCCGAGGCGACCTGCGCCTCACGATCGATCTCATTCGGCGGCGGCACAGGCGCAGGCTGCGGGTCGCCATAGATGCCGAGATGGCCGCGGTTTAGCTTCTCCGCGAAGTTCCGCACACGAGCGTCGCCCTCGCGGAAACCGATCTGAAAATGCATGGGATCACGTCTATTCCAATCATTTCCCCAGTACACGGTGCCTTCAAACAAGCGCAGCCCTTCCCGGATCTTCGCGATTCGAGCTGCAGGCATGTTCACGGAGGCGTCGACTCCCCACGGGTACTTCGGGGCGTTGATGTCGATGCCGGTCCCCGCCAAGTGGTTGCTGTCGCCGACTTCATTCGTCGCGGACCATCCCCACACGGGAGAGGTGATGGGTTCGACGTTGCGGTGGTACCAGATCAGCCATGCGTTGAGGACGGTGGCGGCGTCGCCCTTGCGGACCGGTGCAGTGTCGGAGAACGGGACTGGGTTCGCGACCACGCACTCGTCGCGGTTACACATCCGCCAACCGTTTTCCGACCAATCATTGTCGTACACAGTTCGAAAGCTCATGCGATCACCTCTATGAAGTTGAAGGAAGAACAGGTGTCAGTAGACGGGGATGCAGTGGCACACCAGATAGGCGTTACGGTTCCAGTGACTGTAGGTGGCTGTGCCGAACGGGCGCGTCAGCACGACGTTCAGCGTCACGGCCTGACCGGCTTGAATTACACCAACATTCGCATTCGAAGAGGTGTCCATCGGAACATCGAAGTACGGTTGGATCCGGTTCATGAACACCGTCTGATACGGGAACCCGGTGCCGAGCCCAACGATCTGACCTGACGCCGAACCAATCCGAACCTCCGCGTCCAGACGGGTCTGATAGTTCGTGTCATTGACAACCGTCTCGATTGCCCCGAACACCATCGGACGCCACGGAACGTTCTGCGCCGGCACCTGCAGTGTCGCAACTACCTTGCCGTTGGTGGTGTTGTTCTCCGAGACCCCGGGGAAACTCATGTACCCAATCGAGTACGGGCCACGGACGCCCGGATTCCGGACCGGCTTGAACTTCGACGACGACGCCTGCCAGGCCAGCATGTCACCCTGCTGCGGCTGGCTGCTGTTGTCGTAATCCGGTGCGGTGCGCAGTGGCCCCGGCCCTCCAGCCACTCCGACCTGGCCTTGGATTCCGCGCGGAATACCGATGTTCAGCACCTGGTTCGGCGGCGTACCAGTGATCGTCAGGGTCGCGTTCGAACCTGTCGGCAGCGTTGTCACCGCCCCAACGGTCAACTGGTTCGCCAGCCCCCGCGGACCGGGTGCGCCGAACGCTCCAGGGAACACGATCCAGCCGACGCCCGCCCAGTAGTGCATGGCCTGGGTTGAGACGTTCCGGTACGCCCACCCTTTCTCGTCCGGACCGAGATGCAGGTTGTCGATCGCCTGCTGGTTCGTCATGTCTCCCTGCCACTCGAACGGGTATGCAGGGTCGCCCTTGTCGCCCTTGTCGCCCTTCTCGCCCTTTCGCATCTCCAGACGCCCATCGCGCGGGTTCATCTGGAACGAGTAGAGGGTGCCTGGCAGGTCGTTGTTGTCGTCGACCCCCACCAGATCGATGCTGGTCAGGAACTCGTTCAACGTGGTCACAGGTGTGCTCCTAGAGGGGTTGCGCCCACACGGTCAGATTGGATCGGCGTTGCCGGTACGACACCTGCCCTTGCCCGTAGTAGCCGAGCTGGACAGTGAATGAGACTTCCATTCCCGAGCGGACAACACGGGCACGATCCGAAGGGGTGATCGCGTCAATCAGTGTCGGACCGATGACCGCGCACCCTAGACCGCGACTACCAACCGAACTACCGATAGCTACATCAATCGACGCCCTATCCGATTGACTCATCAGGACTTTGACGTATGCGGCGTCGCTGTCACCCCATCCATCGGTCGTCTTGCCGCACTCGATAGTGCCGAAGATTATCGGCCGCCAGTCGAACGGCAACGCCGCAATCGTCAATCGACCAAGTTGGATCGACGGACCACCAGGCTGCGTTGTGTCTGCAGTCGTCATCGGCATTGCGAACGGGCCGACAAGCATGGGCGATGTCACAGGGCCGAACTTCTGTGACGCCGCGCTGAACGCGATCACCTGCCCAGCTTTAGGCGCAATCGTGTTGTCATAGTCGGACACTGAGCGTATCGGCTCCGCGGGCGCCGCAGCCCCGGGATTCCCGCGAAGACCGCGCGGGATCCGCAGCATCAACGTTTGATCGGGGGCAACGCCAGACAACTCCGCGGACGCAGTATCAGACCCCGCATCAGCATTGCGGACCATGAGACCTGTTGCAGGACCCTCCGGTCCGCGCGGGCCGTACACGTTCGTCGACACTTTCCAGAACGAGCCTGTCCACACGTGCATGTTGTTCGTTGCCGGATCCCGCCACGCCTTCAACCGGTCCGTATCCTGCAGGTTCATCTGCGCCAACTGGGCTGGGGTGGCATCGCCCATCCACTGGAACGCCGGCTGCGGATCCCCCTGCGCGCCCTGGTCACCGGGATCGCCACCAGGGATTGGGCGCGAGCCGTCAGCCTCGGTCACATCGATCTCCGCGGTCACGACCGGAAGCCCGTTCGGGTAAACGTCGCGGGTGACTCGGACAGTGGCGGGAAAACGCATCAACTCTCCTACAGGAATCCGAGACCGAAATCGGCGCCGGTATCGAGGGACACTTCCTTCACGATCGACAGGAGGCTGCCGAACTTGCGGTGCGCGCGGGCGATGGGGTCGTCCTCATCGGATCCGTCACCGATGGTGAGAGTCCATGTGGCGCGGGTCTTGCGGTCATCCCGGTACGTGGCGGCGGTGACGTAGTCGGTATAGACGGTGCCGCCGAACTCGAAACCGACCAAGTCGCCGACCTCGAAGTGCTTCCCGAAAATGTACGGGGCACCATCCTCGACGGTGACCTTGTGGGAGACATAGCCTCGTGTCGCGAACAGCGCCTCACGGCCGGCCATCAACGCATCGAGCGTGTACGCGCGACCAGATCCGGTCTGGAATTCCTCCGCATACGCGTAAGGACCTGCGCGCCGCTTCCGCCCCTGGTCGGTGAACGATTGGAACGCCAGCAGGACATCGTCGAGCTGGCCCGAGTACACCTCGGACAACCACGGCATCCCGATGAGCAGCCCGAGCCAATCCAGTAGGGCCTTGATCGCGATGGAGATGCCGGAGTTCACCCAGTCGGGGCTCTTTCCACCGACGATCGTGGTGTGGGCGGTCGGCTTATGAATCGAGATCTCGGACTCGCCGATCCCGGAGAACTGGCCATCACGCCACACCACCCACGGCTTGCCCGGCTTCACCCCGAGAACACCCTGGATGTATTCCTCGTCGTAGTCGTCCCCCAGAATCGGATGCAGAATCGGGGAGACACCGTCGTCGAGGAACTCGGCAACATACGAGATCAGGCCATCTACCAGAGTTCCTATCGGTCCGGTGACACCTGACTTGTCGACGACGTCGAGGACGATCGTCGGCCGATCCAGGGTGAACCACTCCGGGCATGGCTGCGGATCACGGTCCGGCATAAACAGTTTCGCCGTGAGTACGAGGCCAGCATCCTTGAGTGCCTGATCGAACAGCTCGTCGCCCATCTGCATGCGGGCGGACAGCGCGCACCACTTCGACGTGTCCGTGAACGGATTCACCGGGACGACAGCGATCGGCCACATCACGCTGCCGATGTCGAACCATGCGGACGGGTCGAAGATGTTGTCCGGGAGCCGCCAGTTGGGAAGCTGCTGCCGCAGAAGGTTCTTCGCCAGATACGTTTTGATGACAGTTTCGGTCGGGCCGATTCCGATGTCGTGCCGCGGCACCTGTGCCCACAACGGCGCGAACGGCGACGGCCACATACAGATGTGAGAGATGTGCTCCCAATCGTGCAGCGCCTGAACTTCGATGACCTCAGTGCCGTCTGCAGACCGCACCAGCCGAACCGTGCTGATCTTCCCTGGCCACCGCATCCCCGGCGTATCAACGATGATCGGGATCGTCGCATCCGCACCATCAGGGTTGTGCAGCAAGTGATCCCGGAACGGCGTGTCATGCGGGAGCGTGATACTCAGACCGCCAGCCGCGTTCTTCGTGAAGGTGAACTCAAGGTCGAGGTAGTCGCCGCAGATGCCTTCTTCGTTGTAGAACTTGTCGCAGATCCGCACCTCGCAGGCGGGGTTGCGCCACTGCTCTTGCTCTGCGCGTGCGAGGCCGTCCATATGGGCGGCCGCGGCGGTGGGTGACCAGCTCCCGTCGGTGTAGATGTTCGCGACGGGAGCTGCCATTTACCAGGGCCTCTCGAACCTCGGTGCGGCGAGGCAATACACCTGGGAGGAGGTGTTGCCGCCGGTCACTGTGCAGTTGATTTCGGTGGACGACCACTGCTCATACGGGGCGTGCCAGAACTTGCCTTTGAGCTGCGCCCACACATTGCGGCCGTTCTCGCCGGCCTCGATCGAGTACAGGCGTGCCGTGGGTCGGCGCGGGTGGGTGTCGATCTTGAGGGTCTCCCCCACCTTGAGTTCCGGGACAGGGATCATCGGCCCGTTTTCGCCGTCCTGGATTTCGTAGCGTCCCGGACCGGGCATGTAGAAGCGGGGCCACGCATGCTGATCGGCGGCATTGCGGATGCGGAGGGATCCCCAGCTCGCGCCGGACGTGTTCTTCCACAGGCCTTTCGATTCGAACGAGTACCAGAACGGGTCGTCCGCGACCGCCGTCATGCCGAAGTCGCAGGCGCCGATCAGGCGGGGGTCCTTGCCGAATAGTGGTTCGGGTGCGCCGCCGAGTCGGACACGCAGCCAACGCCACCCGAACTCATTCGTCCAGACACCGAGGTGGCCGCACTCCTTGGTCGACCAGTCCCGCATCCACGCGTCGAAGATGTACGGGTATCGGCGGGGCTCACCCTCGAACCCGATCTGGGCGACGAAGTCGAGTTCACGCTTCGGGTAGACCGAGTCCAGGTATGTGGCGCCGTCCTGGCGGGCACCTTCATTCCACAGCAAGTCGACAGGCGGGAAAAGGAAGCCCTTCGGGTCAGTGCCGAGCGTGACACCTTCCTCACCCATACGCAGCCCAGACAAGTGCCAGACGCGTCCAGACAGGCCGATATAGACCACCCGAGCACGGTGGTCAACGAGAGGAAACGTCAACGTCCCCCCTTACGCATGTTCGCGTGCGCGGCACGGTTGATGGAGCGGTTCATCGTCCGCTGCGCGGAATCCCAATTTGTGGTGTGAATACCTCCGGAGATCGACACCAGCGGGCCGGCCGCCGCCGAACCAGCGGTCTCTGCCATACCCTTCCAGTTGTCCCGCAGCCAGGACTCGATCTCGACCGCCTGCGATGCCGCCAGGTCAGTTGCCCGCGCGGTGAGGGTGGCTTCCGGGTTGGCGGTGGCGAACCATTCGAGTTCGGCTTCCTTTGCCTGCTGCACCGGATCGACAGGCGGTGGAATGATCGGGCCGTCGGATTTCGGAACCCACTCCTGGACAGTGGCATCCGGTGTTGCCTGGCCTGCGCCCGGTGCTCCAGCAGGAGTCGCAGAAGGATCCTTCGCGGGCGGCGTGGACTGCTGGGCATCCAGTTCTGCGTTCGGGTCACGCCACGGGTTGATCTTCTTGTACGGCTCGCTGATCGCTTCGATGAACTTCGGATCCTTGAGCAGCTTCACCAGAGTCTCGAACGCTCTCGTCTGCTGCGGCGACAGAACCCGCTCCGGCTCGAGCGTCCACTTCGGCATCATCCCGAGGCCGTTCGCGATACCGCCCTGGTCGTAGCCGTGGCCCTGACCCCACATCGTTCCAAGGTCGTCGCCATAGGAGTGCCGGTACCAGCGCAGACCCGCTGACAGTGATGCGTCCGGGTTGGTGCGGTCATTCGGCAGTTCCGGGTTCCGGTACGCGGCGAACGTGTTCGGGATGACCTGCAACAGGCCGACGGCCTCGTTGCCGCCCGAGTTCACGTCCTGCACTTGCTGAACGATGTTCGGGTTGCCTCCGGACTCGGTCATGATCTGCTTCTTGGTGAGCAGGATGTTTCGCTCCGACGGCTCGAACCCTTCACGGATCAGCGCGGCAACGATGTTGTCGTGCCACTGCTCCACACCAGCCGAGATGTCCCACGCAGTGTTCCCAGCATCCAGGGATCCCTTAGCGCCGACCGTGCCGCGGATCGCCTTCGCAGCCTCGCCAGACAGCTTGTCGAACAACTTCCCCGGAAGCTGACCCAACAGGGAGGGTCCGAAGTCAGGCATCTGAGACCGCAACTCCGCCAACGGCTTCTCGAACCTCTCCGACAGGATCCGCCGCGCCGCACCACCGAAGCTGAGGCCACCAGCAAGCGCCGGCAGGTCCGCTGCCCGCCCATCGAGTGCTTCCCGGATCGCCCAGTGCACATGGTTGCGGTGCTCGGCCATCGTGCCAGCGCCGTACGCCGACATTCCGTCGCCGACGAACCCGCCATCCATAATGTTGTGGCCGAACGGGGAGTGGATCAGCTGGATCGTCTTGTCCTGCCAGTTCGCCGCGATCCACCCGGCGAGCTGCTGCATCTCCGGCGTGCCGTCATCGCCACCGTTAGAGAAGTCCGCGGCCATACCCTTCGAGTGGTAGCCGTTGTCAGTGAAACGCAGACCCGAGAACGGTTCCCCGTTCTGCAGCAGCATCGGGAACCGTTCCGCGACCACGTCACGCATCGAATCCACGATGCCGCCATTAGCAAAGCGACCAGCGAACTGCTGGACCGCCGCGACGCCGCCCGTGCGGGCTGCTGCATTGATACCATTCACCCAGTCGGCGCCCATGCCGCGCACCACTTCAGGGCGCATGATGCCCTCGCCCGGGCCGACCATGATCACCCGGTCATCAACACCCGGTGCGTAGCCCGACATGATGCCGCCGGTCGAGAAGCCCTCAATCTTCGGGACATTCACAGTCCACTCAGGAAGATCCGGGACCACACCGCGGACACCATTCCAGGCGTCCCGCAGGCCGGTGTTGATGACCTTGTCGATGATCCAGTTGATCGGGTTCGCGACCGACCCCTTCAGGCCGTCCCACGACCGGCCGATCCCGCCCACGGTGTCGGCGAACTTCTGCGCCAGATTGTCCAGCGCGATACCGAGACCAACGAAATGGATCTGCCCGATCGTCGACACCATCGTGGACGTCGAGTTCGCCAAATCCACTTCACGCTGGGCAGCGTTCTGCACCAACGCGATCGTGAAATGGTTCGCCAGATCGTAAAGCGACCCCGTCAACGCAGCGAACGACAACTGGATCGCCGACACGCCCTGATCGCCAGTCACCTTCGCGACGAACTCCGACCAGCTCGCGACGGCGGCTCCCTGCAGGCCTTCAGAGAACGACTTCCGGATCTGATCGGTCGCACCTAGGATGCCGTCCAGTGAGGGGCGGATCTTCTCGTCGAACCCTGCCTTCACTGCGTCTGCGTAGATGTTCCAGGAGGTGACAGCCTGCGAGTAGTCCGGGCCGGTCGGCTCGGCTGCGGGAGCGGGAGCGGGCGGTGCCCCAATAATCGGATCGAGGACCGGCGGGACATCCGCGCCAGTCTTCGCCGGTTCACCGATCGCGGGAAGTACCCGGCCCTGCGGATCCGACGTCGTCGCAGCCTTCGTCGCCTGCCCGGTCGGGTCCAGCAGTCCCTGGAGATCATTCCGAGTCGGCCCCGGTGTCTGCTCCGCATAGAGGTTCTGCATCGTCCGCGGCATCGCACTAAAGTCCGCATCCGACATAGGAATCGACGGACGCAGACGCGGACCCGCAGGTGCCGGTGTGGGAGTCGGCGAACCCGAGGGGGGCGACGGAGGCGGAGGCGGAGGTGTCGGCGCTCCAGCGGCACGGTCGATCATCGGCCCCAACTCGAAGAACGCATCGTCGGAGTTGAGGTTGATCGACCACGTGTTGTCACGAGTGTTCCGCTTGGGATTGAATCCCTTACGGTTGAGGGCGTCCCGCTGCGTGGGTGTCAACTGCCCCTTGATAAAGGCGGTGTTCCTGTTGGGCATCGTCGGCTCAAGCTCGATACCAAGTGGTCCACTGTCGTCAACAGACAGGTTCCGGAAGTACTCGGCGATCTCTGGAGTAACGGCAACATTGCCGCCCGTCGATTCGTTGGTACGCTGCCATCCTTCTTGGCTCAGCCCAAGATGCTGGCGCTCCGCGTTGACACTCGTCATGAGGTCTAGCGCGGACTGGGCGGAGTACTGGCCTTCGTTCTTGAGTTGGCCCTTCAGGAAATCGAGGCGGTACTGGTTACCCGGACGCGACTCGAACTGGCGGTACCGTTCAAGCGCAGCCTTGTCGCCAGCGAGAGCGTCAGCTGCGGTCTCGACTGTCATGCCCTCGCGCTCGAACTGGGCCATCACACCGGGCATGGACTTGAGCTGGCCGATAATGTCGGCATTCAGACGCTGGCGAACGTTGTTGTACGCCCCCGGATCCTGCTGGACGATCGCGTCCATGTATTCCTGTGGGCCGAGCCCGAACCCGGACGCAGTCTCAAGTCGTCCGCCCGACTCGGCCTTTTCCCGGATGCTGTCAACGGTCCCCTGGGTGACCCGCCCAGTATCTGCATCGAGAGTGTTTCGCAGTTCCTCGACGGCCTGCTTGTGGGCTCGCGCTTCGTCGGCAGCCTTACGTTGATCTTCGCCAAGTTTTGCGAGCACAAACCCTGCAGCTACAACACCTACTCCGAGCGCACCCGCCCACCCCAAGGAGAACCCGAGAGTGGTGACCAGCGAGGTGACTCCAGAGATGATCGGGTTGATCGTCTTCCACACCATGAACCCCGCGACGACTCCAGACGTCAGGTCGGGGAACCGCTCCAGCAGTGCGACAAGCCCGCCAACAATCGGACCGACCAGCTGCCCCCACGCCCCCATCGCCGGTACGACACTCTGAACGATGATCCGTCCGATATCACCGAGGATCGGGGTGATTCGGTCGAGCATCTCCCGGAATCGGTGGAAGAAGTCCTTGATCTTCTCTTGTCCCTCAGCGGATTTGAGGTAGTCCTTCATCTTGCCGGTCGCGTCCTTGATGGACGCGATCATGCCTTCGCCTTCCTGGCGGGACCCGGCAAAAATCGCGCCGATCGAGCCACCAACGTTCTTGGTGATCTCCCAGAAGTCCTTCAGGGTGTCGATGCCGCGGCGGATCAGGTCGCGGATGTGGTCGAAGTTCATCGACCACCGCTCAAGCTTCTGTGCACCGTCCGTGAAACCGTCCGCGAAGCCGCCGAGGAACTCTGAACCGACAGTAACGAGGTTCTTGAAAACGCCTGCAAGAGCGAAGAACCCCGGCTCCATGCGGGCAAACATGTCCTTGATCCGCTCGAGAACAAGCCCGAACTTCTCCACCGCATCCGGTGCCGCGAACGCCGACATCACCTTCCGGGTGATCCCATTCAGCTCGCCCGCGATCCCCACCAAACCCTGCTTCAGGGTGGGTAGGTTGACGCGGATCAGGTTCGTCGTGTCCGCATCCATCCCGGCGAACAGGCTTTCCTGCGTCGCGAGGCGCAGGTCTTCCCACTCGCCGCCCATTCCGCGGATCTGCTCGACAAACGACCGTGCCGCCGGGGACAGCTTCGCGAGAGCTTCCTCATACTTCTTGACCGAGTCACCGGGGTCAGACATCGCCTCGGATAGAGCGGTCTGTGCCTCTGCGACCTGACGTGCTGCCCGCTCATTCGCCAAGGCCGTGTCCGACTGGACTTCCGCGAGTTCGCGCTGCGAGTCGGCGATGCCCTGGTTCGCTTCGGTGACACGCTCTTTCGCTGCGACCACAACGTCTGCGTTCTCGACACCCTTACGGTTCGCGTCCGCAGCGTCGTCCGCCAGCTTCTTGTTCCGGGCACGGACGTCATCGAGGTTCTGGATCGCCCGCTCGTAGCCGGCGCGGGCCTCATCCCGGTCAAGTCCGTTCGCTTTTGATCCGGACTTGTTCAGGTCGGCGATATTCTGGCGGGCACGCCGCACCGCGAGCATCGCCTCTTTCTCATCGAGCGCGCTGCCCTTGAGTGCCCGGTTCAGATCCTCTACCTGGGAAGCGGCGTCCTTCCGTGCACGAGTGAGGTCCTTCTGCGCATTCAACCCGGACTTCTGAGCCGACTCCACGCCCCGCTCAGCCGAGGCGACCTGGCGGGCACCCGACACCTGCGTGTCCGTCGCCGACTCCACGGCCGACCGAAGCTGCTTCTGGGCCGTCTCCTGCGCCTTCGCGGCCTGCTCGGCATCCTTCGACGCGTTCTTCGAGATGTCCAAGCCGGTCTTGAACGCCTCGAACACACCGATCGAGCCGACAACGAGTGCGCTGATACCTGCCGCTGCAGCGGTCGCCGCCGCTGGAAGCGTCAACAGCAGTGAGCTCATCTGGGCGAGCTGGCCGATAATCGGGACCAGGTTCACGGCGCCGATCGACGCCACCGCCCCCAATGCCAGCTTCCCGCCGGATAGCAGGCCGCCACCGCCACGGCCACCAAGTCCGCCGCTCGTGTTGACAGGAATGTTGTGCAGCAGCGCCCGCAACGCCACAGCCTGCGCCATCAGTGAGGCAAGATGGGAGGCGGCGGCAGTCGAGTCAAGATCGACATTGATGGTGATGTTGCCCGCTGAGGCTTTGAACGCCGCCAGCTGTGCTTTGGCGATCGTGAAGTCCAGATCGACCGGAAGCTTGATGTTCTTACCGGAAGCGAGGGTCTGTGCCCCACTCAGTTTGCCTGCCAGGCCACCGAAGTTGGGCTCCACCTTCAGCTTGATCGGCGGAAGATTGATCGCCTTCAGTGCATCACGGATACGACCCGACAGGCCCGCCACATTCGGGTTGACCTGCACCTTGACATGCGCTTTGTTGTCGAGTGGGCGCAGTTTCGCGTTCAACGCGCCGATGAACCCGGTCAGGTTCGACTCGGCCTTGACCTTCACATGCGCTTTGTCGTCGTGGGTGCGGAGTTTCGAGTTCAAGTCGCTGACAAAGCCGGTCAGGTTCGAGGTCGCTTTGACTTTCACATGCGATTTGTCATCAAGCGGGCGAAGCTTCGTGTTCAAGTCCTGAACGAACCCGGTCAGGTTCGCTTCCACCTTGATCGACACAGACTTGCCCGCCACAGCGGTCTGCGCCTTCGTCTTCGCCTTCGACGCGAACCCATTGACCAGCTCCGGGTTCATGAACACCGTGCCCTCGACGCGACGTGCCTTGACGTCTGTATCGAGGCGGGCCTTCCAGTCACTGATCAGCCGAGGCTTGATGGTCAGATGAGCTGAACCGGCGTTGTAAGGCCCATCAACCATGTGTCACCTCGATTCAGTTGTCAGTCGGTGATGCCGAATTGGCGGAGTGCTTCGTTGACGTCGTCGCGGTCTTGGCGGGCACGAGCACGCGCCTCAGCAGTGGAGGGACGCTGCTCGCGTGGAATAGGCGGCATCGCCTTCGACCCGAACGCCGATCCGATAGCCCGGATCGTGTCCTTTTGTAGGTCGATCATCTTCAGCTGCAACAGAACCGGCAGCGAATACCCGAGCGGGGAGATCGGTACAGGCCGTTCGGGAAGCGGTACCTGTGCCCGCAGTTCGCCGACGTCTTCGTTCATCGCAACGGCGGCCTGGAAATGCGAATCGGATGGGAGCCGCTCGATGATCTCGAGGAGCTGCATCCACGGCTTGTGGCCGCGGAAGTAGTCGAGCAGGTCCCATCCGCGTTCGAAGAGGTCGTATTGGATTTCGGCCCCGTAGCCCTCAATGAGGGTTACGAGGCGGACTCGCCCCCCGGCAGGTCGTCACCGTCATCGCCCGGCACCGTGGAGAAGTGGTCGTTGATGTCCCAGAACAGGGGCCAAAGCACCTCGACCGGCTCCGGTCCGATGACGGACCAGACACGCTGGAACGCGTCACCGCAGATTGCCTGGAACATCGGGACGACGTTCTTCGGGTCGACGTCGGTCTTGATGGTTCCGTCGGCGTTCTTCGCCATGTCGACCAGTGCCGCCATCGCTGTTACACGTTCGACGGTGTCGGGGGCGGTGATCACGATCGGCGGCTCGACGGTATCGTCGAAGACGTACGGAGCCTTCGGCGTGTGATCCTTGCGGGCCTGGTCACGGATCGTGGCCCACCGCGACTTCGCGGGAGCAGGCTTCTTGGCGGCAGTCTTGCGGGTGGTGGTCATTCTGGGCTCCTGGCTGACGGGTGGTTACTTGCTGGCCTGTGCGGCGCTCTTCGATGCGGCCGCGGTGTCCTTGGCGGTGTCGGTGCTCGGCTTCGCGGTTTCGGTGGCGGGCGACTTCACGACCTCGTAGCCGCGGTTGATGAGCTGCTCACGCTCGAGTGCGGATCCGACACGGCACTCGCGGCCGTCGGGGCTACGCATCACGATGGGGGTGAAAGACATTCGGTTCGCTCCTGGACTACTTCCCGGCCATAAGGTGGTAGTCGCCCTGCGCGCGGCCAGGATTCTCACGCGCAGGGCGACGATCAGGGGGGTTACGGGGTGGCGATCGCGAAGCCCATCTTCTGGACGATCGGCGCGACACCCGGTCCACAGATAACGTTCTTGACCGAGTAGCCGAGGGTCGAGTCGACCTTCGCCTTCACCGTCAGCGGGTACGACAGCGCGTTCTCCGGGTTCCACGACTGCTCGCCAACCTCGGAAACCATTGCGCGCGGCAAGATCTTGAGGATGTAGATCGCGTCCGCACCCGAACCATCCACGGCGAGGAAGATCATCCGGTGGTAACGCGTCGACGGGGACGTAGGATCGTTGTACTGGATTTCCTTCGTGGTGCTGTCTGCCTTGACGGCAGACAGGTCGATACCCGAGTACATCTCGAGGGTTTCCTTCTTCGTCTCCTGCGAGGTGAATGACACGCTTAGGTCGCGGGAGATGATGTCGGTACGGGTCGGCTCGAGCGAACCCCACGACTCGACGTCACTGGACTTGACCTCGGGCTTGAAGCTCGGCGGCGCGTCCTTGGCGGTGTGGCCGAGGGACTTGAAGCCGGTCAACTCCTGCAAGTCAGCGGTAGCGCCGGTCGTGAACGCGGCAGGAATATTCGTCGCGATCGGGGCGACCAGGATCGCGCCCTTGAGGGGCTTGCGGATCAGCTCGGGAGCGAAGTTGGCGATGTCTTCGAAAGTTGCTGCAGCCATCAGATTCTCCTTGATGTAGGCATGGGAAAGTGGCCGCAGCCCAAGAAGGGGGCGGCTGATAGTCCTGGCTTGTTAGTGGCGGAGTTGCCGGAACGACAGGCGGTAGGTTGCGGGAACTTTCCGCTCATCGGGGTTGAAGTCCGGGATCTGCTGTGTCCCGGTAATTTCCGTGGCGGTATCGATCAGAACGCCACCGGCAGTGGTGCAGCCGGATTCAAGGATCCGGTCCCGGACATCGGCGGCAATGTCCTCGGACTCGTCGCGGGTGCCGGCCAGTACTTCGACGCGCACCACGGGGCGGTCGGTGATGCCGTCACTGTTGCCGCCTGCTCGGCGAATGAAGATGTAAGGGGCGGGGGTGTTGGGGTCGCGGCGCGTAACCGTGGGGGCGAGATCAGCGAGCATCTCGCAGAGCACGTCTTCGACCTTCGGGAATCTGGGCATCAGGTGTTCTCGATCAGATCCATCCAGTCCCGCATCACATGCTCGGCGGCGTTGTAGCGGGTGCCGTGTTCGCGGTAGCGGGCGTAGTGGCCGGAGGCGTAGACGACGCCTTCCATGCTGTTCGGGCCGTCCTCGGTGTACGCCTCAATGTGGGTGGCATTGAAGCCGGTACGCCAGCGCACATTTGTGGCCCAGTAGTCGGCCCCCTGCTCAGAAAGCTCCTGCAGGTAGTCGCGCAGGTCATCGCTGTGGGCGATGTACTCGTGCAGGTTGTTTCCCGCCGACGAGTAGTCCACCTATTTGACCCGCCGGATCACGAACCGAACCCCGGTCTGCCAGCCAGTGAAGCCGTTCCGTGGGGTTTCGATGTTGCCGTCGATGCTGTACCGCTCCCCCTCGAAACGGAGGAAGTCGTTCGCAATCACATCGGACCCGACCGGTGCCGTGATCTGCGCGCGGTGCATGCGCTGCTCCCCATCCGTGTTGTCCTCACTGTTCGTGAGCCACTTCAGATCACACGGACCAACAGGGTGGGTAGGTAGCTTGTTCGGGTCAACCAGATGCCCAGCCTGGTCCCGCATGTCACCGTGCCGATCCCGAACACCGGGGCGCTCCACCAGCAGCATCACACCACCAGGGAACGTCGGTGTCGGGTAGTTCACCACGTGATTGGCCTCGTCGAACACAGGCCGGCGTTACGGAGGATCCTCCAGCCGGCAGCGCACAGGCTGTTTACGGCGCCGTCGATCTCGGCTGCGGAAGCGTGTCCGGTGTATTTGACGGTGCCGCCGTCAGCGGACTGCGACTCCACCCCCACTGTGCGGCCTACCGACCCTGCAACAGGATCGATTCCAGCCTTTACCCACAACGCGACCTGCGCACATGTCGCGTCCCGCATTGCTTCCCGATAGTCGTCGTCTTCCGGGAGTCCGTTGGGGAGGGTGTTGTACCGGTCGAGGCGGGTCGCGTCCCGAACTAGGCTGGACGCGTCGCGGATCAGGGCGTCAGCGTCATCAGGGAACTCGCGAAGCCAGTTCCCCAACACGAGATCGTTCTTCTCCGCGTACACGAGCATGTTCAGGCATCTGCCTTCCGGGTGCGGCTACGGCGGGCTGGCTTCTGCTCGACAACCGGCTCGGGTGCCTCGTCGGGGGTCGGCTCCGGCTCAGCTTCCAGCTCAGGCTCAGGCTCAGGCTCAGGTGCGACGTGAACGCGCTCGACATGCGCCTCGGAGGCGTCGATCTTCTCCCAGTACGCCCACTCCTCGAGGTCCTCACGCCGGGTATCGGAGGTGATCACCCACGACGGATCGTGCATGTACCGGTAGCAGAACAACGAAACCTCCAGAGACGGTGTGGGTTACCCGACCCGGGGCTGGGAGACGGATGTCCCCCAGCCCCGGTGCCGGTTATGCCTTCAGATCGCCGCGCAGCAGGACTGCGCGGTTCGGATCGAGGGTCTTGGTGCCGAACAGGATGTCGAGCGAGATAATGTCGGCCTTCTGCTGCATGTCGTACTGCTTGACGAGGCGCAGCGACAGACCCTTGTAGTTCTCGATCGTCGCCCAGGTGTTGTCGGTCGGGAGCGCGAGAGTCGCCGAGGCGAACGCAAAAGCGCTCTCGTGGAACGCCATACCGACCTCGGTCGTCGGCTGCCCGGTCGTCGGCGACGCGGGCGGCTGGACGATGTTCTGGGTCATGTACGTGTCGAACCCGAACAGCTTGGTGCCGAGCGAGCCCTCACGCAGCGCATCCGTCGCGCCGGACTGGTCGACCTGCTTGACCAGAGGCGAGTTCAGCCAGTTGGCGCGAGTCGTCGGACCAATCACCGAATGACGCCGCGAGTTCGGAACATTCTTGATGTTCAGCAGGCGATCGGCCTCGATCAGCGCCTCCGGCTTCGTCCACTCGAACCCGGCCGGCACGGCACCGCCAGCGATCTGAGTGATGTCAGCCTTGCGGGCGATGATCGCGCGGTCCACCGCCTGCGCGAGTGCCTCCGCTGCCGGTGCGAGGAACTGCTCCTCGAAGTCCTCGATGCGAAGGGTCAGATCCTCCGCCGTGACTGCGAACGAGACGTCCTTGTGCTGGTCCAGCTTGACGTCGATACCGGTCTCGGTTGCGTTCTGGATGGTGATGTTCGGTGCAGCCCGATCGAAGTTCTGGGCGGTGAATGTGGCGGGCTTGCGGATCGTGACGGTCGATCCGATCTTCTTGCCCGTCCACTCCTGCGACACGTCCGTGTGGACGAGCGGAACCATGCACAGGTTCTCATACAGGTTCATCAGGGTCTGCTTAGCGATGACAGAGGGGGTGAGAATGGTATTAGCCATGTGGTGCTCCTACGGAGTTAGACCCGGTCGCGTTCGCGCTTCTCGCGCCGTTCGCGACGGAGGTCATCGATGGACTTGGGGCCGCCGGCCTTGGGGGCTGCGTTGCCTCCAGAGAGATCACCGCCGCTTCGGGGAGCCGCCACCTGGACGGGTTCCTTCTTCAGCTTCGGGTTGTTGGTAACCGCCTCGGAGACAAGCGCATCCACCTGGGCTGCGAAGTCGTCCGTGGACGGGTCGAGCTTGTCGAGCAACCCCTCCCCCTTCAGGAACGGGAGAAGGATCGAGGTGTCGCCGTCATGCTTCGATGCGGCAGTGTTCAGTGCGTCCTTGACTTGGTAGGCGCGGAGCTGAGCCTCGGAAGTGTCGCGCTCACGGGCGATCGCGTCCTTCTCTGCAGCTGCCTGCTCGAGCAGCTGCGCCGGGTCCACGGGCCCATCGTCCTTGATGAACCCAAGAGCCTTACCCAGCCGCTCAGTCAACGCACGCTCAGCGTCCTCAGCTGCCTGCTTGGCAGCCTCAGTGCCCTTCACGCGGTTGTCGGCAGCCTCCTTGCGGAGCTTGCGGACGTAGTCCTCGGAGTACGTCTTCTCCGCCGGCGCCTCAGGTGCGGGGTCGGCAGCCTGTACAGAGCTGCCGGAATCCTCACCCGGAACGGTCTCTACCGGCTCTACTGCGGGAGTAGGAGTTTCGACCGGGTCGGTCACATCTGCGGAAACATCGGTGGTGGTGGCTTCGTCAGCCATTTCAGACTCCTCGATGCGGCACCAGGCCGCGACACAGGGATTCCCCACAGCACCTGGCCGGGGGTCTGGAAGACATCCGCCACACCCAACAAGGGGGCAGACATGAGAAAACCCCTGCCCGACAGTGCGGTTCAGGGGTTGAAAGGGTGCGCCAGAATCAGATCAGACGCGGGGAGCTTGCCGTAGATACACGAAAACCCCCACAAGCCAATGCTGTAGGGGTTTTAGGTACACGCCAAGGATAGGCCCAACGATACACACCCAAAAAACGGTGTGCAACGGAGTTTCTAGATAGGCAGAAGCTACTCCGTCGGAGGCTCCAAGCCGACGTTGAGATAGGCGCGGATCTCATTCGGGAACGGAGGAATCGGCCGACCGATCACCCGCGACGATTCATGGCGGCTTGCGGTCATCTCCTGCGGAGTCTCAACGACCCGAACCGGATGCAGTTCCTCGTCCATGAGAGCACCCATAACGACATCCTTCCAGGAACTACTCGGTAGGAGGTTCGAGGCCGGCGTCGAGATAGAGACGCCGCTCAACCGGAGACACTGGCAGCCTGAAATCAGGATTGCCGTTCACCTCGGCAAGCACCTTCGAAGCACGCAACCGGGAAGCTGTCGCTTCCTGCGGTGTCCGCTTCACGAAAACCGGATGCAGTTCCTCATCCATCAGCGCACTCACGAGATCTCCCCTCCCGAGACGACTGCCTGTAGTCGCCATACTCTACGCCCAAGCTGAAGACTACGCTGGTCCAGATAGCCGCCCACGATCTCATACGCCTGACCGTCGATGATCAATGCCTCCGCCTCGTCGGGAATCTCTGCCAGGCCACCAAGCCGCAATGCTGGGGTACCTCTTGGCACGATCAACTCCAGAATCGCGGGATGAGGGCGCATGGCAGAGTGGGGCGGGTCCGGCCTGACACTGGTGGACATGAACCCGGGTTCCACCACCTGCTCGCCTATCAGGTGGTCAATCGAGTCAGCCCCAACGAGGTTGAACAGCCTTGCATCGACCTCGCGCGTCACACGCACGGCCTGCGGAAGCGGATACTTCGACAGTGCCGACCGGATCGCATCGACACGCGACTGGATCGTCGGTGTCATCTCGATTTCTCCACGCAGCGCACGATTGGTGTTGCGGAATCCACTGATTGCATACGCCTCGATGTGACCTGCCTCGGATTCTGTGAGCAGGTCGGGGCGCTGGCCGCGGAGAACGTCCTCAGCGAGTGGGGTCTGGTTGAATCCGAACGGGTCGTCGCCATCGCCACCGCCCGACCCTCCACCTCCTGGTGATGGAGTCGGTGCAGATGGTGTGACGCCACCGCTGCCTCCGCCTGGAACGGAACGGAGCGGTTCATTCGCTGTGTTGCCGCCAGTGTCTTCCGCGCCAGCCGCCATCTTGAGATCCCGATACCCGCGGTGGAGTTGTTCGCGGTCACGATCACGACTGACCCCGGTCGCGGCGATATGCCGGCGGATGTCGGCCTGGGCGGCACGGATGTGGCGCTTCGCTGCCGCCTCAGCCTCCGGCGACTGCGCTGCGGCAAGCACACGTTTCCACCGGCGGACACGGCGCTCGAGATACCGCAATTTCTGTGTCGCCCTGTAGCCCTCCGGATCCGGAGGCGAATCATCCGGCGGCGCAGGATCCTCCGGCGTCCAGATTTTCAGCACGTGTCGGCAACCTGGATGCCACAGGCCACGCGCCTTCGCTTCCTCGATCGAGGCGTACACCCGGACGCGTTCACTCCGCCCGGTGGCCGGGTTGGTCGTGATGGCGCCGCGGGTGGTGCCCGTGATCGACAAGAGCTTCCCCTCGAAGGGACGACAAAGTTCGCAACTCTGCGGGACGTCGGAGATGATGACCAAGTCCAGGCCGGCATGACGAGCCTGTGCGAGGTAGGCGCTGACTTCGGCTTCGGTGATCGCCGTTCGGACTGCCATCTCGGCGTATGTGACGAGGTCGTAGGAGCGGCCACGTTTGTCGATGAACCCGGAGATGCCTTCGGCCGCGAATTTGTCGAGTGCCCTCTGCACGAGGCGTTTGCGGGCGGCCTTGCTGTCGGCTTTCTGTCCGGCCGTGGCTTCGCGGATGATCCGCTGGTAGGCGTTCTCCGTGACGAGTTTTGCCCGTTCGAGGGGCTGCTCCAGCTTCCGGTTGAGGGCTTCCGCCCGCTGCGCCGAGGCGCCGTCCACCGGGTAGACCGGCACCCGCACGGTGGGCGTGAGGTCGTCGATCGCGGCTTGCCGGCCGTTCTCCATAGCCTCACGCATCGCCTCAGAGACGCGGACACGTGATTCGGAGCGAAGGTTGTCGAGGATCCTCGCTACCGCCCGCCGCACAGGGCCGATCCGTAGTGCGAGCCGTGTCAGACCGGACTGCGGCTGATCGAGATCACCCGTGACTTTGCCAGCGACGTAGCGGATCAGCTTCTCTTCCGCAGCCGCGTACAGGTTGGTGACGCGGGCAGCGAGTTTGTCCCCGAACGAGGGGGTGAGGGGCATTGGTTATGCCCCGTCGCCCTCGAGCTGGCCCGGGTTGGAGTCGGCGTCTTGGAGGTCGGTGTGCGGCTCGTCGATGACATCCGGGGTGTCGAACTCGGAAGGCTCATTAGGGATGTCGCGGCCCGTGTCGATACGGATGAGGTCGACTTCCTTCTCGACTTCGGGGTTCGACCAGTTCGGGTTGAACATGCGCACACTGCGCTCAATCGACAGGGCGTCCGCCGTGCGCAGCGTTTGGATGGTGTTCGCCAACTGCTCCGGGGTCTGATCGGGCCTGACAGGGAACTTCATCTCCGGGTTCGCAGTCAGCCCGTAGTCGCCGCCGTACACAATCTGATCGAGTTCGACCATCGTTCGCGCAAGCGGTTCCATCTCGGAGCGCCAGTAGCCGATCTTCTTCTCGCGGGTACGGTTCGACAAATCCTTACGGGCATTCACCTCGGTCGCGGTGATCGAGCCGGTCATCTCGTCGTCACCGAAGTCGGCGATCGAGTAGCCGGCGGACACCAAGATCCGCATCACCAGTTCTTTGGCGGTGGCCTTGTGTTCCTGGTGGCGGATCGCGAACTGGTTCGCCTGCACGAGCGCATTCGGGGAACCTTCGTCGGTGCCATACATCGACCCCGAGGGGCCGCCGCGCTTGAGGGGCGTAAAGACGGGCTGCTCCATGTCGAAACTCGCACCCTTACCAGGGCCGTTGTCAAGTAGCGCTTCGTCCGCGACGAACAGGCGGGACTTTCCGTGGTCGAGGTCCCGCATCCACGACGTCATCGTTTCGTCGAGGGCATCGAACAGCGGCTCGAGGCCATCGAAGTCCGAGCGCCCCAACTGGGACAGTCCGGGGGTGTTACGCCAGCCGCGGTTCGGGCGCACGTTCGGCACGTACGCTGCCGTGAGGCCCTTGACCCTGGTGGGGATCTTGCCTTCAGCGTCGACAAGTTCGGCGGCCCACTCGGTTTCGGGCATGTAGTCGAGGGGGAATGCGGAACCGAGTGTGTTTTTGTCGCCTTTATAGAGTCCGTGGTAGATCGCCCCGGGTTCGTGGCGTTCGAGGTGCCGCCACACGCCTTCTTTGTTGTCCCGCAGGATCGTCCAGAACGTGACGGCGGCGAGCTTCCCGTACCGCCACTCCGGGATCGCGCCGTCCGCGCCGACCGCAGACAGCATCACTTTGTCGGTGACAGCGGTGTCCCACCACAGCCGCAGGTACACGCCACCGAGCGCAGCCTGCAGTTCGGCAGCCTCCAGGAATGTTGCGTGTACGTCCTCGCCTTCGAGGAGGTGCTCGAGGCGTTCCTGCGCATCCTCGAAGTTCGTGGCGTCGTCCTTGCTGATGACCCACTGCGGTGTTTGCGCGAACAGCAGGTCAGCGGAGGTGCGGGCGACATCCGCGGCGATCGGAACGTGCAGCTTCTTCGACGGCTGCAAGGTCGGGCGGCCCCAGAAGAAGCGGGCAACCATCCCGGCAACGCCACCGGCGTATTGGGAGGGGCGTACCGCCGCGCCGGGCTGCGAATACAACGCAGCGAGGTGGTCGGTGTCGCCGGCGTACCAGGCGTTCCATACCGCGTACCGCTCCTGCGCGTGGTCATACGGTTCAGGTGGGAACGTGTCGCCGCGCTCAGGCAGTCCGGGCATCGTCAACCTCCAAGGTTGGTGCGCGATATCGCTGTGGAGTTGTGAAAGAACAAGATTCAGGTCGAGCTAGTGAACAGTGAGGTCCGACCAGCCCCGGGAGGTGTGGGTTCCAACGAGAAGGCCCGCCATGCCAGGCTGAGACCACACGCCGTACTGGTGCTTCATGTACTCATCGGAGGCACCCAAAGCTTCAAGTGCAGGAAGACCGAACAGGGCACGGCCCTCGAACTCCATCGTGTAGTGGTGGTGGTAGTGCGCGAAGAACCATAGGGGCACCGCACCGAGTCGAGGGGTGTCGCCCAGGATCTGACGGTCGATCGCTGCCTTGGTCTTCGGCCCGGACGCTTGGCCGCGACCCTTCTCCGTGTAGCCATGGGTCATGTAGCAATCCACGCCCGACAAGTTGACGACGACACCCGGTTCGCCAGTGTCGCCGATGGTCCAGTCAATCTTGGGGCCACCGAAGGGCTCCAACTCATCAAACATCTTCTGGACCTGGCGGGCCACGAAGGTGGATGCGTTGTCACTGCGGCTGGTGACAGGATCCTTGGATCCGTTCCGGGTCCACTCGCCGTGGTTAGAGATCACCGATGACGCGGACATCGGAAGCCCCAACGCTGCAATCTCTTTGAGCGTCCACACACGCAGGTCGTAGTCCAATTCCAACTGCTGAGACTGGTTCAATTCGACCGCGAAAGGCTGGCTGCCGTAGTTGTTGCATACGCCTTCGGTTTCGTCGCCCATCCACCCGATATGGACTCCCTCAGGCTGCCGGCCAGCGCTCACCAGAGTGCGGATGGTGGCGCAGTGGTCTCGGACGCCGTTCTTCCAGTTCTCGACCGCTTCCTCGGTGCCCGGCTTCCCGAGCTGCGGGTCTGCGATGAAGATCGGATACGAGGCTGGGAGAGTTACCGCCGCAACTGGGGCTTCGGTAGGACGGTCAGTGATGGACTGCAGCACCGAACGCCATTCCCGCACGGTGCTGTCCGGGATCCGGGCGTGGCTGATGCGGCGGAACCTAGCGCTGTACGAGTACGCATACAGGGTGATGACGTCACGGTCGCCACTCTCGGTGCGCTTGGACTGCTGCCATTCGCTGATCTTCTCGGAGACCGTGTCATCAACGATCTCGAAGTGTTCGGGGTTCTTGCCGAACTTCTTGAAGATCGGTGTCCAGTCGTCAGCGATGGGCTGGTCGACAACAACATTCTTGAACTCCAGGCCATCGGGTGAGGTGATGCACTCACCAGCCGACTCGGGTCGCCTGGGTGGTTCAGATCTTGGCGTGTTGGCGAGGTCGTCTGCGAGGCTCACTTGTCACCGCCGATGTAGCAGGAGCAGCGTCGGTGGCAGTGGGCGCGGAAGGTGGTTTCCGATGCAGGGCAGCCGTACCGCACGCAGTTTCGGTGGAGCTCCGAAGCGGGAAGGCCGTCAGCGAGATACTTCTCTGCTGCCTGGCGGACCTCTTCCGGCTGCTCGCTGAACCAAACCCCTGTCTTGCAGGGGATGACTCGCTTGACGGATGCGTTTCGGATGTCGTCTACCAAGCCCATTCGCGAACCCCTTGTGTTGTGCGCACTGATCACTGTTGTGTGTACCAAATCGCGTTGTGTCTGCGCTACGGGATTTGTGCTGGTCACGCTGCGGCCTCGACATCAGGGACTGTCATAGTGAGGTGCTTTCGCCAACGCTTCTCAGTCGTGATCAGGCAATACCTAAGGCTGTCGAGCGAATGGTCATTCTCTTTCTTGACCTGGTCCTTGCCGTCTTCGGTGGCTTTGGTGGACCACGAGTACGCGGGGATTTCCTTCAGGAGCCCCCAGCACCGGTCGGAGACCTTCAAACGATCAGTGGCGAAGAGAGAGGCGGTCGTACGAATGCCATAGGACACATCAGACTTGTCTGCCGGGTAGTTGACGAGGCCGTCGTTCTTCAACTGGACGCGGAAGTCGGCTGCTGCGGTGTCGACGATGACGTGGCCGAGTGAGAGCTTTCGTTCCCCGAGCTGCGTCGGGTGGTGATCGGTGATCAGCCAGTCGCGCAAGCCCTTCGACAACTGCACGTTCGACCAGCGGGCTTCCGCGCTCGAGGACTCGTGCCGCCACTCATCGATCGCGTACAAGACACCATCGACGCCCATCCCCACCAGGATCGCCGAGGTGGGGTTCGTGGTGCCGTGGTCGACACCGACACCGAGGTGGTACTGCATCTCCGGCAGATCGTCGAACTTCACGACGTGCCGGTCTTGGTTCCACATGTCGTACACGGCGCCGTCAGCGGACACCCACTCGCCGAGAATGAACCGCTGGTACCAGAGCCCCGTGTACGTGGCCTTCTGATAGTCGATGTACGACTGCTCCAGCGACGGGTTGTCTTCCATCACGAAGTGGAAGCGCCGCCAATTCTCGAGCATCGGCTGCCCGTCTTTGCCGATCATCCCCATCTTGTCCAGGAACTCTGTTTTCAACCAGTGCTGTGGGCCGTCCGGGTTGGTGGTGGCGAACAGTTTCGCGCCGCGGACGCGCATACGGCCGTCGAGCTGCTTGAAGAAATCCCTAGGGAGGACCGTCAGTTCGTCGCAGTAGGCGCCGGCGACGGTCATGCCGCGGATCTTGGATTCGGCGCGGTTGTCGTTCGCTCCGATGACATGGACGCGGCGTCCGAGCATCGTGCCATGCGGTGCACCGGATCGGTATTGGACTTGGTCGGCGAGGAAGTTGAGTGCGGGCTCGTTCTCGATGGGGGCGAAAACGTTGCGGTAGATCGAGTCCCGGTTCTTCCCGATCATCACCAGTTCGCCGTTTTCTGGGGCTTCGGCGACGAAGGTGAGCCAGCGGAGAATCGAACTGAAGGTGTTGTGGGTGACGATGTAGTCGTCGGTGACGTACAGGTGATTCATGTTGTCGACCGCGATGCAACGAGAGTGGTCCACCACGGTCGGCTCGACGGACACTACTCGCTCGAGGCGTCCATAGAGTACTGGGATGAAGACCCGTTCGCCGACCATCGTGCGTAATTTCTCGGTCGACACTACTGGGCATCTACCTGCTACGACACGTGACCATGACTCGTTGTCGACGTGATCGTCCACGATTGCCCATAGGTGGTCGCCGTCTGCTTCGACGGTGGAGCCGTCGTGCAGGGTGACTCGGTAGAACTGTTTCGGGCCGTTGTCGTATACGCCAATGACTTTCGCTAGTGTGCCATCGGGGTTGCAGACTCGGTCACCAACTGCGATGTCGCCGATGAGCCGGAAGCCTGTGGGCGTCAGGACTGTGGTTTCAACGTCCTGGTTGTAGTCGGGTCGACTGCGATCAGGACATCTCCCGCCCTTCCCACTTGAAATTGAGCCTTCCCAGATGTTGACGCGTTGGTCGGAGTTGGCGATTGCGTACAGCTGTTTCGGGGAGAGGTGGCCCACTACTCTTCGGGACCCTTCTCTGCCTCGGCGACAGCAGTTTTCACATCCGACAGGAACGACTGCAGGGCGGACTTCGCGTCCTTGGAGGTGTCGGGTTTCACGAATCCGTCGAGGCCGAGGAATTTGGCGCGGCGTTCCATGATGGCGAGGGCGCGGTCGATCTTCCAGGTGTCACCGTGGGTGGCGTCTGCCCAGATGCCTTTCCACATGGCGTCGAGGCGCGCCAACTCCATCTGAATGACTTCTTCGGCGGCTTGCTGTGGGATCGCTTTGACACTGTCGGTGATGTAGCGGGAGACCACGGACATGTCGCGGTCGATGCGTGGGTCTTCGGCGATCTCGCGGAGACTCCAGCCCTCAAGTTTCAGTTGGAGGGCGAGTTTGCGGCGCTCCTGTGTTTCGACGCGTTTGTCGAGTGGTACGCCTGCGCTTTTGGGTGGTGGCATGTCAGGGACACCTCCTGGGTGTTTGGCAGCGGCGGTGGGCGTCTCCTGGACGTCGTCACCGCGAGGTGGTGGTGCGTTGTGCGAGGTAGTGGTCGAGCAGGTAGTCGAAGCCGTGCCAGTACGCGTCTGGAACGGAACCTGTGTAGTCGCGTTCGGCGCGCATCATGGCGTGCAACAGGTGGAGGTCGTTGAGGGCGTCCTCAGCGCACCGGTAGGCGGGCTGGCTTCTACTGCTGGGGTGGCGGCTCATTGGCGGGTGTGAGGAAGACGTGGCAGGGGCGCAGGAGCGTGGAGAGGATCTGGTCCGTCTCGGACTGCTTCGGCCTCGGCTGGTCAGTCATCGTCGTCTCCGATCGTGTACACGGTCTCGCACTCTTCAGCGGCGAGGACGGAGAGCGCGGCTGCTGCAACGTCCATGGCGTCCAACTGTTTCGGCTCTGGCATGTCGATGGACAGTTCGAACCACAGGAGTTTGAGGTGGAATTTCATGGGCGGCCCTCCATGACGGTGATGAGGATGTGTTTGTCGCGTTCGATGACGGCGGTGGCCCATTCGCTGATGCGGTGTTCGGTACCGTCGGCGTGGACGCGTGTCTGGGTGGGCGCCGCGAGGGTGGCGGCTAGCTGGTCAGGACAGATGTCGCGTTCGAGGATGCGGGCGTAGGCGTGTTCGGTGACCTGGTAGCCGGCGAGTCGCAGTGTGTAGTGGTTGTCGCGGGCGTGTGTGGCGGCCTGATGGGCTCGCCAGCTAGCTTCGCGGGGATCCATCGGGCTTGCGTTCCGCGCCGACCTGAATGCTCCGCGCCCACACCGTCAGGGTGACTGCGACGCAGCTGGGCTCCTTCGGGTTCAGGCCGCCGACTGTGATCTCCGAATCCTTGGGGATGAGGAGCTTCTGCCCGTTGAGGTAGAGGGCATTCGGCAGGACGACTCCCTTCGCTCCCCTCCCGTCACCGTCGTAGTCGGGGATCTGTTCAACGATGCGGATGTCGACTGCGGTCGCTTCATCTGGGTTGTCCGCGGGCAGCCAGGACTCCAGCTTCGGGGCGGTCGAGGTGGCGCAGGAGAAGCTCCCGGTTTGCCACGGCACTACATCGCCAAGTCGAACCACGACAGGATCGGGCGGCAGCTGCTCCCCTGGTTCGGAGTCCTCAGTGTCGACACCGAACTTGTCGAGTGCATCCTGGAGTGCCGCATCGTCTCTCGCCGCCTGCGCTTTGAGGGCTGCGGTGATGTCGTCGAGGTTGAGGCTGTCGACCAGCTTCTCGGCGTAGTTGCCCAGTCCGAGGATCTCGAGGAAGGCCCGGAGGTTGATGAGCGTCGTCGCGGCATCGGTGGTGTTCGTCAAGGTGTCCACTCCTGGTGTGGGGTTAGCGGGGAAACTGCGGCAGCGACGGTCAGTTCCTCGACGGCCAGTACCAGGTGCGCGCTTCACCGGGATTTCCCTGAGGGACCGCGTATTCGCGGTAGTCGCCGCCGAGGCCGTGAACGAGGAGGTCGACGGTGTAATCGTCGGGCAGCTCGGGAACCAGTTCGGCAGGCCTGCCTTTGCCGGACAGGGTGCCATCGGGTGACGGCCCCCAGCGGTTGATGACGTCCAGATTCGTGGTCAGCCGGTTGCGCAGGACGATCGCCGGGGAAATGATCCCGTCGCCGTTCTTCGACTGGTACAGAACGGTGTCAGCAACGTTCGGGTTCATGGCTCTGGGTTTCCTAACGGTTGATGGGTTCAGATGGACCGATCCGCGAGTGAGTGCGTGTTCAGCGGGGGAACTGCGGTAGCGGCGGCAGGGCGGCTTGGATGTCGCGGATGAGCCCGTTGATGGCGTGGTTCATGTCGTCGAAGCTCGGCAGACTGACCGGGGACGGGAGCGGCTGGACAGGCCACTGCGGGAGCGCGGGTCCAGGGAAGATCGGCTGCGGCAGGTTACTGACGGGTGGTGCTGGGATCATGGTGACGCCGGTAGCGCCGTCAGGTGCCGACATGTTCGGGCCGTAGCCACCGTGCTTGGTGAGGTAGCCGGCGATGGAGTCGACGAACCCGACCGGGTTCTGCAGTGGCTGGGGCATGTCGCAGATGCCGTCGCCTTGGATGCAGACTTGCTCCACGGGAATGGCACCGAAGCCGCCCCGCTCACCGGTCATCGTGAGGCCAGGGATCAGGGTCGGGAGAACGGTTTCGACTCCCCCAGCCTGCCGAGAGTCCGCATAGAGACGGCCGCGGACCTTGTCGGCGGGAACGCTGCCGTCGGCGGCGATCTGGGCGAGCGCATCCCCCGCGATCGTCGCGCCCAGGCTGTAGCCTGTCGCCACGATCTGCGAGCCCGGGCACTGCTGGTGCGCGGCGCGGATCGCATCCGCCGTCGCTGAGGTGCCGACAGCTTTGGAGTAGTCGAACAGGTGGCGTCCGACTGGCCAAATGCTGGCCGGGTAGTCGATCACCCGCACATCTGCGCCGTCACGCCGATAGCGGTCGAGTGCGGGCCACATTCCTCGAGCGTCTGGGTCGCTGGTCCCGCCGACGGCGATGACGATCGTGGACGGACAGGCGTTCGCGGTAGCTGGCGTGCTGGTAGCAACGGGCAGGACGATCGCGGTCGCAGCGAGAGCGGTAGCAGTCAGAACGGATCGGATTGCGGGCATGGGGCCTCCAGGAATCGGCGTAGCTATTTGGGGCTCCACCCGCCTGCAGCGCGAGGGTGGGCGCTGCAGGTCGGGTGGAGCGGGCGGGCCGGGGCGCACCGTGGAAGGTGCTGCTCTACCGGCCAGGCGTCACAAACCCATGTGTGGGCGCCCCGGGGGTGAATGGGGCAAGGTGAACGCCACGTTTTTGGCGAGGGGTCAGGCAGCCGCCGACTACCTTTGCGTTACCCGTTCCTGGTCGGGTCGCTCCCACCGCTTGAGCGGCGGGAAAATTCAGATGTCGTTGTCGAGGTATGCGATTGCCGCGAGTTCGCGGGCGAGGTGGTCGATCTTGTCGGGCGAGTATCCGCCCCAATGGGTGTCGCCGGCTTCGACGACTGGGGTGGACTGGTAGCCGAGCGCCTTCACGCGGTTGAGGGCGTCCGGGTTGTCGCTGACATCAACCACCGTGTGCGGGATGCCCTTCAGAGTGAGCCGCTTCTTCGTGGCGTGGCAGGGCATACAGGAGGGTTGGGAGTAGACGGTGACCTGCATCAGTTTCCTTCGTGTGCGGGGGTGAGGCGTCCGAGGAGTTCGGTGAACTTCACTCCCCCGACTTGGCATTCGACGTGGGGCATGGGCCAGCGTCGGATCGCGGTCACGGTCGCGGGACGGTGCAGGCCAGCAGCCCAAACCTGTGTACCGGGTGCAATATTCACTTGTTCTCCACGAAGGTTAGGTGTGGTGGATGAGGGGGCCGCGGTCGTCGAGGCGGCAGCCGTCAGCGAAGGTGCAGGATGCCTCGACTGCGGTGGTGACCGCCTCGTACGGTCCGCCACCATGTTTAAGAGTTGCTGCCAGTGCTCCGGTGGCGACTTCCCCGCCCGAACCGATTGCGGCCATGTTGTTGTGGGGGCGAATCGTGGCGTTCGTGTGGACCAGCCACAGGTGTTCATGGCAGGCGAGGAGGATGCTCCCGTCGATGTACGGAGCGCCGTCACCTGTGACGAGGAGTGACGGGTTGGTGTCAGCGAGGATGCCAGTGATTGCGACAGCAATCGCGTCAGCCCACTCGTCGGGGTCGTCACCGTCGTGCGGTGTCTGTTCGATCGTCAGGCTGCGCTGGAGGACGGGCAGGATGCTCGCGTTCCCGGATACTCCGATCAGCACCGGGTCGCCATCATCTGCGTGTAGCTCGGCAATCTTGCCTTCACGCTTGTACATGTAGGAGTTCGCCGAGTTCATGGCTGCGGCATCGCATCCCATGACGACGTAGCTTTCGTTCGCTACAGCTGCAATGACGGTCACTGGTGGGTGTTCCTCGCGTTCAGGTTGGGGCGTGAGAGGCGCATTTCGGCGCTGCGCTTCATCTCGCGGTACTTGGGATGCTGTTGGAGGCGCGGTGTCACGGCGAGTTCGCTGATCGTGATTCCTCGCAGCCTGGTTTCCCAGATGCGTACGGTGGCGATGATCCAGTGCCCGGCAGGCTTGCGGGACTCGAGCCAGATGCGTCCGTCTGTCAGGTTCTCGGCGAGCAGAACGTTCGTCATGCGGACTCCTTGGCCTGTTTGCGCCACCGATACAGCCCGATTCCGTTGACGGCCCCGTAGGCGAGGGCGGAGAGGATGAATCCGGGTTGGCTGGTGGCTACTGCGTAGGTGATCCACAGCAGTTGCACGCCGAGACCAACGGCGTACCCGTACCAGCGGACCCTGTCGCCGAGCGTGGTCAGGTACAGGCCGAACACGCCGACAACGGCGAGCAGGATCGACCACCAAACAGGGATCATTGCTCAGCTCTCATTCAGGGTACTTCGACCACCAGGTCGAGTTCGAACACTCTTCGGGCAACCGATTGCAGATGCAGCGCAGACCATCCCGTGGGCAGCCGTCGTAGTCGTGTGCGGACTCGTACTCGTCGGCCCACGTCGCAAGGTTCCGCTTCTCGTCTGCGCGGGCGGCACCGTTCCGGCGACGATGGCCCTTCGTGTGGAGGCGGCAGCATGCCCAACTCGCGTTGCCGCTACCGATCATTCTGGGCAACGGGCCTCCTAACAGTTGCAGGCGGCGAACCCGACTTCGTCTGGGTCATCGATGTAGGTCCACGGGCAGAAGATCGGCTCACGGTTCTCGTATTCGTCGAGCCACTTCTGTGTGACCCGCTTCTCGCGCTGGCGGATTCGACCGTGATCCGGCTTAGCTGGGTTGCAGCAGCGGCAGTTCCAGTTCCGCCGGCCGACACGCGACAGCAAGGGGGCCATCAGGAGCCGTTCGGTCCGCCCGTGATTTCGAAGGTCGTCCCGTCGGGAGCGGTGAAGACCATCTTCACGTTGGGCGACGTTCCGGTCACTTCGCAGCGCGCACCTGGCTTGACCCGTTCCCAGTCGTTCTGGATACCGGCCGCGTCCAACTCGACCTTCAGGGCGTCGAGCGCACCCTTCACCTTCTCGTCGGTGATGTTGCCGTCGATGCTGATCCGGATCGTCGCCACTGCTCGCCCTCCGCTATCTGATTGTCGATCGCAGCATCCTGGCCCCATCGTCCGGCGGGTCATCCACGGCACCACTTCCCCAACATCCGCGAACGTGGGGCAAGACAAGGGGACCCAGGCCGCATACCAATGCAGAGGCGGACATGGGTCCCGCCGCATGTCATCGACAGAGGCGGCACGTTGCAGGGGCCGGATTTGAACCGGCGACCTTCGGGTTATGAGCCCGGCGAGCTACCAAACTGCTCCACCCTGCACTGTCTCGGTACTGATTCCGCGCCGAGCCGCGGGGCCGTGCCTCTCCCCGGATTCGAACCGGGATCTACCGCCTTTTGAGGACGGCTCCTCTGCCAGTTGGGACAGAGAGGCAGGAGAGCAGCGCCACACGCCGAACTGTGTGCGGCCACTGCCCCAGTAGACGCCCCAAAGGGACTGGTGAGCCTTTACCTCACTGCTCAGCGATCACTCCGCCTCGTGAGCGAATGCCGCTGCAACTCGATGCGTCGACTTTCGTACCCGGCTCGACGCTTACCCGGTCTGACCTCTGTCCACGCAACAGGATCTCGTCAGCATGTTCATCAACCGCCGGCTTCTACGGCAGATTGCGCGTGCCTCCGCCAGGTTTTGAACCTGGGACCCGCCGATTAAAAGTCGGCTGCTCTACCAACTGAGCTACAGAGGCTCAATAGGTCGCGCGTGCGACCTATTACGCTTTGCGCGTTGATCGACGCCGCTCAGGTGTCCCATCACTGGGACTTCGTAGAACCCCGGCGCCGGCAGGCAGACGCGCCCCTGCCCGGTTCCCCTGGCGGGACTTGAACCCGCGACCCGCGCCGAGTCGGACGATTGAATCCGACAGGGCACTGCGCTAACCACCTGCGCCACAGAGGAGCCCAGCTCTGGAGGCCGACCGACTTAACGGGAGAGGCAATACCTCGGGACACCCCAGCAACTGGACGTATTCAGTTGTCAGCTACGGAACCGCGTTGGCAGTCCGTAGGGCTCGCCGCACCAAGTACGACTACCCCGGCTCAACCTGAAAAAGGCATGCGCCAAGGATGAGGCCAATAGTACCGATGCATACCGTTCACATCAACGGCATTCATACATGGTCGACCCCTTGCAGGTGTAGGTACACCCTGCTACGGTGTACCTACACCAACGAGAGGGGAAACACGATGAGTACCAATGCCGCCCACGATCGCCTACATGAACTCGTCAGCACCCAATCCACCGAAGTCCTACTCGAATCACTCCGCCAACTGGGCCGCACCGCAGAGAGTGCCAGCCAGGATGAGATCGTTGTCGGAACGTGGATCTTCGGTGAGCTAACCGAACGCCACCGCGACCAGATCGACCTCGACAGGCTCGACTACGACATGTACCAACGGGGCATGAGCGACGCCGATGCTATTGAATCCCAGATCGCATAGCTGCGAAACGACGCGAGGCCCCGACCCGGGTCTTACTCCTGCCGCTACGGTGTACACACACCCCCGCGAAAGGAACTGGCCATGAGCAAGGGAACGACGCTTCGCAACATACGAATCAGTGACGAGCTGTGGGAGGCTGCCAAGCTTCGCGCCGAAGCCGAGGGGCGCACAGTCTCCGATGTAGTGCGAGAAGCGCTCACCGCCTATATCGCCCACTCCTCGCGGAAGTCGGGATGATCCGAGTACACGGAGGCAAGGGCGCGCACTGTCATGCACGGGTATGGCTGGGTGTAGGCGATGACTTTGCCGTCTTCTTCCCAGACCCCATCGGAGTCGAGGCAGCGCAAGCACTGACCCTCAGCGTCAATGTGGTCATCAAGGATCTGCCGCTTCGCCTCCACCTCCCGCCCGATACGCACCGGTGTGTCCGCAAGGTTCCGGTACTGCGGTACACCACCAAATCTGGCTACAGCGAGGCCCTCGATTTGCTGGGCTCGATTGCCATCCGCATCGAGGCGAGCGTGCAAGAACTCCACGATTTCGCTCACTTTCGCGCCCTCTCCACTCGTGCCGGTAGCCGTGCGGGGAAGTGTTCTTCATCGGTGAGGTCGACGGTGAACGGCTCCCCTGAGGCGGTTTTCACCCACCAACCGCTCTGCAACCCGTACACCCGACCCTTGGCTCCCGCGGCCTTGTGGGCGAGGTCGAACGTCGAATGCCGCACCATATGCCGGCGCGTCCGACCATTGATCTCGTGCAGGACGACTGAAGACCACTCGCGATTCACGTCAGTCATTCAACACGTCGATGGTGAGTGGCTGCGCAAGCTCGTGCGGCGCCCCGGTGGATAGCCGCTGCCACTGTAGGCCGCGCTGGTAGGCGGCGGTCTGGTGTTCACTCGCAGCATCCAACGCCTCATTCAAGCTGTGGACAGGGATCACCCTCCCCGCCAACGAATAGCCGTACGGTGCGGTCACAGGGTTCTCCTCGGGTACTGGAACGCCGCTGGGATTACTCGCAGCGAGGTAGGTGGCTCCGGCGGGGTGTCCGGTTCAGTGAGCCATTCGATGATCGACGGCAGGCTGTTCCACTGGCCCCAGTGCGAGTACAGCTCCTTCGAGGCGTCGGCGCATTCGATGAGGCACTCGAAGTCGTTCTCTTGCGTGAGGGTCGAGTAGCCGTACGAATGGGAGCGCTCCGTGACCGTCACCTCCGCGTCGGGTGGTGCCCCGAGTTTCCGGCGTACGTCGTCGGCCAGAGCGCCCGCGATGACACGCTGCACGCACGCGGTATCGCAGCTGTACTCGGGCTCGCCTCGTGTCTGCGGTTCCTCCCACTCGGCGACCGGAGGATGGTCACGCGCGAACTGCTTCGCCTGATCAATCGGAACCTCGTGGTTCTTCACGTCACATCCTCCGCAGATGATTGACGATCTTGTGCATGTTTCGGTCGTGTCCCTCGAAGGCCTTCACGATGGATTCGTGGAATTGGTGGTGGGCCCACCAGTCCACGATGTGTGCCCCGCAGTCGGTGCAGATGCCGGGAGGCAGGGACCTGAAGGACTGCTCCTCGCGCTTGAGCTTCCCGAAGAAGTCGTTGAGCCAGTCCTTGTTGAGCAGCTTCTGGGCGTCCGGCAGCCCGAGGATGCGACGCATCTCCTCATACTGGATTGAGTAGCCAGGCTCGCCTGGTCTCGGCTCACGCGGCAACGTCACTTCACCCTCCTGGTGGGTCCGTACTTGTTGCGGCGGGTACGTGCAGGGTTGTTCGCCCACGGTGGCGGGGTGTGGCTCGGTCGCCGGATCGTGGGATGCAGCGGGTGCGGGCGCTGATCGTCGGACGTCACCCAGTCCGCGCCCAAGAGCGGGTTGTCGGGTATTCGCCACGGCTTGAACGGCACAGTGTGTTCGCGGATGAACGCGCACTGGTCGAGGACGGTGGCGCGTTCTTCGGAGGTGAGCCATTCGATAGCGTCGAGTGCTGCATTCTCGTCGAACGCACTATCGGTACCGAGCGCGTCCCGCCACACCAAGTAGCGGATCGTTTGCAGCGGCCCGCGCACCTCACGCACGGACGGGAACTGATCCGGGCCATTGCCAACGGTAATCAGGTCCGTCGGCTGAGTGAGACGACGGATCGTCAACTGGATAACAGGATTCCACTCCCCCGACCATGACGCGGGTGATGCAGTCACAGCTCCTCCATATCGTCGTGTCCGAACGCGCTGATGAGTAAGACGGTTTCGACGTCATCGCGGCCGTTGTCTCTGCGCACGTACATCCAGTGCTTGTGCCGCTCGATCTGGCCCTGGAACGTGTACGCGAACGCTTCGTCGAAGTCGAACGATTCATTGTCATCGGTCACGACGACAGTGGATGGCGGTAGCTTCGCGAGCTTGGCGATCAGTTCTCCGACCGTCACGATGCTGTCCTATGTTCGGGCGCGTAGGCGCGGAGGTCTTCCCACATGATCCGAGCCATGTAGCCGGGCACACTGTGGCTGGCTGGCACGATCTTCCAGCCATCCGGGCCGGTCGGATACTCGCTGTCACGTTTCAGGATCCGCGTTCGATTCGACGCCGGCACCTGGTACTGGCTGCGTTCCGTCCAGTCGATGCTGCCGTCAGCCTGCACCCAGCCGTGCTCCACAATCTGCATCAACGTGCACTCATCGGCCATCAGAAGTCACCGTCCTGCACCTGGAAGCACTTCAGGCCAATTCCCCGCCACATCTCGACGACCTGCCGTCGATCGTCAAAGACCCCGAGAACGTTGTAGGAGTGGCGGACATGTTCGTTGAACAGTTCGTACTTGACGATGGAGTCGCGCCGCTTGTCGCCCGCGGCTCGCATGTAGAGGGCGTCGAATCGGACCTTGTTGTCCTGCAACCAGGCTGCGGTTTCGGCACGGCAGTCGTCGTCGCGGCCGGACATGACAATGATCGACGCGCCTGTCATCTCCAGCCGACGCACTACGCCGGCGACCGACTGGTCGAGTGTGTCCTCCCCGACCCGGCTGTAGTCGTAGATGTCGCGGTCGCTCTTGTGGGCGAGGGTTCCGTCGATGTCCACGATGTAGGCGCGCGGCAGGTCAGGGTTGGGTACGTACGCTTCCAAGTCGATCTGCAGGGTCGGCGCTGGCACGATGGGCTGCCACGCTTTGATGGGGAAGCGTTTCGCCATCGTCCGGATGACGTCTTCGGGTACGAGCCGGCCACCAGCATCGGCTCGGGCCTTGTTGCGGCGGATGCACTCGTCTGCGTCGAGACGGAAGTCGACGACCTGGAAGTCCGCACCGACTTCGACGGCAAGGTTCGCGATCTCGCGGGTGTACTTGGCGCGGAGGTTGGTGTCGTCGAAGATCACCGACACACCGTTCGACAGGAGATTGCGGGCGGAGGTGTGCTGAACGATGGTGACGTTCCGCTCCTGCAAATAGGTACCCCGCCCTGTCACGCCGAACAGGGACTTGCGGAGGTCGTCACGGTTCAGATGCACCCACTCCTCGGGGTTCTCGGCGACCTTGGCCTGCGCCCATGAACTCTTCCCAGATCCGGGGTATCCGCGGGTGATGATCAGTTCGGTCATGCCGCGTTTCCGATGCTGGTCATGTAGGTGTCTCCTGCTGGTTTGATGGCACGCCAGATCGCGGCGTCGAGTTTGGCGTGGTTGGCGTCGAGCATCATGAACAGGTACGGCCGCAGGTCCGGATGCTTGGAGGCTTCGAGCGCGAACGTCTTCCGGTCCATGTACGGGTCGCCGTCGGTGATGTCGATGTAGGCGGTGCGAGCCTTGGTCCACAGTGCAGTGAACTCGGCGTTGAGGCGTGCGCGAATCGACTCGCACCACGGGTGGAACTCGTCCGGAACAACGGAAACGAACTCGTCCCAGCGGTCGTTCGCGAGGGCTTCCCACACGCTGCGTTCCGTCAGTCCGGTGACGATCTTGTGGAGTGCGACGTAGTCGTCCTGCTTGATCTTCACGCGCTGCCCGGTGTCGGTGAAGCGGACCACGAGACCTTCAGCGTTCGGGCGCGGTTCAGCAGCCAGAGCTTCATGCAGCGTTCGGTGCGAGAAGCGTTCCGCCCGGCTCGCGGGCCAATCGACGTCCATCCAGTCCGGAAGATCTGCGCCGGTCTCTGTGTCGACGACACCGAGCAGGATGAGGTCTTCCCGCTGCCCGTAGTCGAGGACGATGCGGTTCTGCGGATAGATGATCTCGAACAGGTATGTCAGACCAGGTTCGGGCAACCATCCGTCGCGCAGGTGGTTCCAGTAGTACTGGTCCGCCCACTGGGCCTGCTCACTCTGGAAGCTGCCACGGGTAGCGATCCTGAACTGGTCCGCACCATCAAGCCAACCGATTCCAAGGCTTCCATCGGCCTTGTCGGTGACTTCTACGGGTGCGTCGAGGTCGAGGTTGCCGGCTTCGGGTTGGTTGTGGTTGAAGAACTTCGACCACGGTCGCGCCTGGATATTGCCGCCGACATCGGTGATGAGGCCACGGCATTGGCGGGTGGCGTCGTTCCACACTCCGCCGTACTGCGCCGCCTCCGTGTACGAGTACAGGATGAATGGCTCGATGGGATGCCGCTTCTGGCGGATGTAGCCTTCGCTGATCATGGCGGCGAGCAGGCCGGGATCCATGAGTTGATCGATGTGGGTCACGCGGAATCTCCCTACGTGTTGACTGTAGGCAACAGTGTAGCGCGTACCGAACTTGTTGCGTAGGGGGAACCGCGAGACCTATCGGGGCTATTCGCGTACGAGTTTGGTGCCGTTGGTGATTACGGTTTTGGTTCCGCAGGATGCGCAGCGGGCTTCACTCGTGAACCCGGTGATGCCGCCGTCTTTGTCGAGGAGGACCGCGACATCGAACCAGGTTTCCCCGCACCCGCACACGAGCCCGTCGTAGGGCGGGCCGTCAGGAAACAACTGCCGTACATTACTCATCGGACGCAGCCTCGTTCCTGCTCGTCGAAAGCCCTGTTTGCTTGCAGCCGTGCATAGTCGATCGCCTCACCCCAGCTAGGGAATCCTGCGATGACGACATAGTCAATGTGCATGTCCTCGTACACGAGCCACTTCGGTCGTTCCGGCCAGCCCCGGCGGACCCGCTGCATCCAGTTCTCAGGCCGCTTACGCACCAAGTATCGACTGTTCATATCTGCCCCCACTCGCGAGGTGGCCGCTTCACCGCTTCTGGGTAACCCACCTTCGCCCGGGCGGCTTCGATGCCGGCTTCGTCGCTTCCGTAATCCTGGGGGTGGTAGTACTCGCGGGCGACGACCTGGTTTCGCCGGTAGATGGTGACGTAGCCGCCGCCGTCGAAGCTACCTGCGGAGACGACATCCCACTCGTACCCGTTCAAGTAGGTGTCGAGATGCTGACGAAGCTCCGCCGTCTCAGGCTCGTGCGCGAGATGCTTCAACACCAGCTCGGCCTGCACGTCAGTCAGTGTGAACGTCATGCTGTCACCTTCCCCTGTAGGTCTGACAGGTCAATGAATGCGAGGTTGTGGACCATGGGTTCGCCGTCGTGGGCGAGGCCGTGAACGTGGGTGGTGTAGCCGTCGCCATGCAGTAGGTCGTCGTATCGGACGTGGTAGTGCCAGTGCCACAGGTGTCGGGGCTGGACGGCATCGACGACCGCCCGGAGTAGGTCGCGGTGCTGGTCGGCTGCCCTGATCTCCATCTCCGGGAAGCCGTACGGGTTGCCGTCGATCCCCGGGATCGTGACACCGGTCGGGGCGTCGTGGCAGATCATTACGTCCGCCGGCCCGCCCAGGATCACGTCGTTGGCTTGGTCGAATGTGATCGCCTCCTCCGGCCACCACGACTTCCCAGGTGTCCGCCACGGCTTGTCCACGGAATGCGCGCCACCGAGAGCCAGGAACGAGATGTCGCCCCACTGCCAGCGGTAGCCACGGTGTAGGTGCAGGATCCTCGGGCGCATGTAGGTGACACCTTGCGCGCCCTGCTGCAGTGCTGCCGTCCGGAGGCGGTAAAAGTCCTCATGATTCCCGTCAACGAACCCCAACACCATGTTGTGGTGTGCGAGTGCGTCATCGACATCGTTCATGAACCTTCGGTCGAACGTGTACCCGAAGTCCCCGACGTGGAGGATCGCATCCGCGCCCGCGTCGACGGCTACACGGATCGCCCTCACTGCATGGCGCCCGTTCATGTGCCAATCCCCCGCCACCGCAATCCGGTTCGGGGTTTCCAGGAACGAGCGCATCACGTGTCCTTGGTGGTCGGGGTGTCTTCGTACATCCATGCGGTGCCGCCGTGTTCGTCGATCCAGCGGCCCAAAACCAAAGGCTTGTCGCCGGGTTCGACGTAGTCGCCGTCCCGGAGTTCGATGTGCAGGTGCACGTCCGATGGCTGTTCACCCAGCGCGTTGAGCGCTGCGGTCAGGCGTGCGATGTAATCAAGAATCTCAGCGTTATACATGCTTACGAGGTCTCCTCAGCGGTTGCTGGATCCCATTCGCCGTAGTAGACGTGGCGGCGTACCAGGGATGGGTTGTTGTCCCACGTGTCGATCAACGCTTCGGCTTCCCACCGATACATCGGCGCCGTGGCTTTCCGTCCGCCAGTGATGACGTCCCGCTCTACCGCGTACTCGACTTCGATGTGACCGGAGTCAGCGAGTGCGGCTACAACATGTTCGGCGAGGTCGTCGACGGTCATTGTGTTCGGGAACGCGCCCCACAGATGTCCGTCCAGACTCTGATCAGTCAGCTTCTCCCGCAGAGCCGAGGCCACAGTGTCTTCCATCGTCATTCCATTGCCTCGCAGTCGCAGTCGAGTCCGTCTTTGGGGTTCATTTCGCCATGCAGGCAGCGGCCGACCCACAACTCGTGGGCGTAGTCAGCGTGCCCACAGTTTCGGCAGGTGAACATCAGTTCCCCATCGAATCGTGGTGGCTGTACCAGGCGGACCGGCTGACTTTGCCGGCCTTCACCGCGATCGGGAGGCGTCCGCAGTGCCAGCCCGATCCAGAGTTGCAGCGGTAGACGTGCCGGACCTCGTCATGCAGTTGCCGGGCGGCTTGTTTCGCGTCCTTCTTGACGGGGTAGGTGCGTTTCCCGCAGTCATGGCACGTGTACCAGTTACGACCGCCGCGACACGACGGACTCCGCACCTCAGCGAACCTCACGGCTCGCCCCCTTGTCGTCACACCCGCATGTCGGGGTGTGCCGGTTCCCGTGTTTGCCGTCGGACCCGATGGGACGGTGCTCGCGTAGCACGTCGATGAGGTACTGCATCTCGTTGCGGGTGAGCTGATCCGGCGCGAGCGCCTGCTGGGCGCACAGGTTCTCGATCAGCATCTTCGGGCACCACACGCGTGTCGGGTAGTCGGCTGTCATGGCCGGCTACTTCACTTCCACATCGGGAAGAATGGTGGATGGCTTGAAGATGACCCGGTAGTGGTCGGTGCTGACGTTGGCGCCTTCGAGCTGCTCGGCAATGTAGGAGACGTTGTCGCTCAGGCCGAGGTAGTGCTTCTTGTAGCTGTCGCTGCCTGTCTTGCAGGTCACCTTGACCTGCTTGCTGTTGTCGTCGATGGAGCAGCGGCCCTCGATGGTGAGCAGGTAGGTGTCGGTGATGCCGTTGAAGAACACGATCCTGCGGTTGATCTCGAACTGATCGGCAGCCTTGGAGAGGTTCTTGGATGCGACATCGGCATCGGTGTCTGTCGCGCAGCCTGCAAGTACCAACGCAGCCAATGCCGTTGCGGTGATGGCGATCCTACGGAACTTCGTTGCCTTGCTCATGATTGGTCTCCTGCCATTGCGGGGTTCGTTGGGACTTTCACGTAGCCGAGCTCTCTCGCGATTGCGAGGGCTTCTTCTGCGAGTTCGTACATCTGCCCTGGGCGGAGTGCGGCCAAAGCTCTTGGTGGCATGGCGCGTTCGAGGAATTCCTCCAATACGTCGATGTCGCTGCGGAGTTGGTGGCGGCAGTTGGGGCAGCAGACGGGGTTCACTTGTGACCCTCGCTCTTCTGGGCGGTCAGGCTGTCCCGCCAGAACATGCCGACGCAGGCGGCACCCGCGAGCGCACCGAGACCGAACACGCCGAGGCAACCCACCGCGAGAACCACCATCATGTGCAGAGCCGTCACGACCGGGCTCCTTGCTCGCAGATGTTGCAGGTCATATCGATGTGCTCGCCGTCGAGTGGGAAGTCACATGGCGTGTTCATGTCGTCGAGGTACACGGACTCCATGTCGCCGCAGTCGCATACGAGCCAGAACTTCGCGCTCATGCCGCGACCTGGAGGATTGCGGTGAGGTTAGGCGGCTCCCACCCCTGAGGCTTCATCACCTTCCCAGCCTTGTTCTTCAACACCCGGCCGCCTGTGCGCTTGTCCATGTTGGAGCGGTGCACTTCCGCCCACAGTGTCGAGGTGGGGAGGTTGAGGTCGCGGGCGAACTGCATCAGGTTGAAGATGAGGCGATGCAGGGCCACGTCGGTGCCGGCGAGGTCGCGGGAATCGACCGCCATGACCAGGTTTCGGTGTGCGCTGCCGATCACTGCGAGATGTGTTGCCGCGAGGGAATCCGAGCACCATGTCGGTGTTTTGGCACCGTCGGTGACGCTGGTGTAGTCCGCGCGCTGGGCGATACCGAGACAGTTGGCGAGGCCAGCGTCGACGTAGATGGAGTCGATGATCGCGTCTGCGGTTTCCACCATGTCGCGGTCGGTGACGGCGGCGAGTAGTTCGTGGTGTTCCTCGTCGATGAGTGCCATCGCAAGGGTTAGGTCATCGTCCGAGCACCATCCGGGCTTCTTCCGCATGGTCACGCCCATGGCGTGGTTGAAGTCGGCGACATCGTTGAACAGGTTGAGCATTTCACTCCGTATGTTGTCTGCGATTCGAGAAGTCCACTGGCAAGGCGGCATTGTCGAACCTGTTTGCCCACACAATGATGTGTTTGGTGTAGGCAACCGAGAGTAGTGCAGGCAACACGTTCAGTCAACGCAACATGGTTAGGTTTCCGTAGTGAACAGGACCGCCGTAACAGTTTCGGTGCCGTCCGCGTTTCGGACAGTCGCCTTCGGGGTCCAGCGGTAGCGGATCGCGGTTCCGTCTTCCCGAACCTCCACCCCCTCATGCCAACGCCCATCCGCCGGCGTCACCGTCGCGACGTACTCGGCCGTCACGCCCACTCCTGCTGGTAGTCGGGGTGATCTGCGTAGATGGCGGCGAGGTCGCGAAGCTCAGGGCAGTCCTCGATGTGTTCAACATTCGGCGAGTCTGGATCACCACTAGCGCCACAGCCACAGCACGGCTGCGACTCCCCGCGCTCGTCACTCACCCACGACCACATGAACCCCCAATAGTCGTCGCCCTCGCGCACTTCGCGGTGCCGTGCGAGTATCCGCCTCCTGGCCTGGACTTCCCGCAGGACCCGCGCTGGATCATGGCGGGCGATGTGGTCTGCCACCGCAGGACTCGCTGCGCCTTCCACCACAGTTGCCCGGTTGCATGGGTGGATGCAATCAACGCTGCCCTCGTCCGCGGTCCAAGGCTCACCCTCGAACTCGACACACGCAGACAGCCCGACCTGCTCGTCTTCGTCGAGTCGGTCGTTGAGGAAGTCGACGATGCTGGGGGTGTTCATTCTCTCGTCCTGTTCACTATTGCTGAACTGCGTCTGGGATTGAACAGGCTCCCGCCAGTCACCCGTAGTGCCAATGCGATTCATGTCCGCGTGTGCCGCATAGGGAGCATGGCTCGTCCGCCTGCGGGATCTCACTTGTGCTGGCCATTCGGGTGGTGATGTGGTCGGAGTGCGTAGTCCAGGGCGGGCTGCAGGTTAAGCCGCTGCTACTGGTCCAGCCGTCTGCCCAGTCGAGTGTCAGCGACTCATCGCAGCCTGGGCAACGGAGCTTGTCTCCGACCTTGGCTCCGGTGACTGTGACGCGAAGGGTCATGTTCGTTAGCCTCCGTCAAGGTTGTGGCCTGGTTTGTCGGGTTTCTAGGCTGTGGGCTTTATTCGAGGACGCCGGCGGGTGTTTCGCAGCCGATGGTGAGCGCGAGGTGCTCATAAAACGCAGGTCCCCAGGTGTAGTGGCAGGCCCCGCAGGTGGCGCCGTACATGTCTGCCTGCAACGCGAATTGGCGAACCTTCTCGCCTGTCGAGTCGGTAACCAGATGGGTTCGGGTTCCGCAGGCGGGGCAGGGTGCGCGGAGTTCCCATTTGTGGGTGAGGTCGCCGTCGAGCAGGGTGTTCGCGGTGCGGATCCAGCTGATGATGAGGTCGGTGTAGCCGCGCAACTGATCGACGTCGTCGGGTCCCCACGAGTGATCCAGCAAAGCGTGGAGGCGGTTGACGGTGGCTTTGTTCACGCCGGTCCCGTCAGCCCACCACGCCTTCACTTCGAGGTCGACGTCGCGGAGCCACTCCGAGCATTCTGTCCACACCGGGGGCACCGAACGCCAACCAGCCGCGCTGTCCTGGTCGCGGATCAACCCTTGGATGCTGTCCGACATCACCTGATACAGGCTGTCCCCCACCACCGTCCGGAAACCATCACCATCCGTGGCGATCTGGGTTGTCCGCATCCCCACCAGATCATGCACAGCATCCTCAAACCGGGAACGCGCCCCAGCGAGAAGCTCACTCGAAGTCGTCAAAGGGTGCCCCTCTCATCGTCACAATGCCTGCATGGGATGGCACGCCCGCAGTCGCAGCGCAGCAAGCCGTTCCGTTCCAGCGTGATCTCTTCCGCCGTGATGTCATCGAAGCCGTTCCAGCCGCTCACGCCTGCCCCCACTCGTGGCCACACCCACCGCACTGCCGGACCACCGCGAACCGGGACTCGTCGGCCACGAAGTAGGCAAGCACCTTCCGAGTTCGTGGTGTGCGGTCGATGCCCGGCGGGAGCATTGACTCGTAGAACCGCGCCAAGATCGGAATGACGCTCAGCGACGGTTCGCCAGTCGGCCCGACCACCCCCAGCGGGATCTCAACTTCTCTCGGCGGGATGGCTCGTGGCTCGCGCCAGCCGTGGACGGCGAGGTGATCGCACTTCGGGCAGGCGGAGCACGCCTCGAACCGTGGCACGTCACCACTGGGTGGGGTGAGTGTCACTCGCCGGCCGTCGACACGCATGTCGTAGTCGGTGCGCACCGGCTCCAGATCGCCCCACTGATGCACCTCCGACACCGATTCAACCGACAACGCGCTCATCGCCGTTCCTTTTCCGCCTCAGCCCATGCCTGGTAGTCGTAGACACCCAACTGGGAGCGGAGGTTCCGGAAGTAGGCGACACGCTGCGCCCGAAGACGGATAGCGATCTGACGCTGCAGGTACGTGAACATCAGCGGCCACCAGACCGGCGCCGACGAGTCCTGCCCCGCTGATCAGCAAGCGCCTCGGAGTGCTTCTTTAGCGCTGCCATCGCGGCATCCGGATCCTGGACGGTGACATGCGTGATCTCTGTCGACTCAGCCTTAATCGTCTCGACTTCCAGCTTCGCCCGCTCCACAGCGAGTCGGGCACGCGCAATCGCCGCGTAACCCTCACCAGGCCTAGTTTTGATTTCGCGCAGCTCTATTCTGGCTACACCAACAGCCAGCTCGGCTACTCGAATTCGTCTCTGCCGCAGAGACTCATGCTTGACCTTGAGGTTGCCGACGCTGTCGCGTTCGTCCGCCGGCGGCTGCTCAAGGTCCAGCGCCTGCAGACGTTCAATGGCATCCGAACCCGCTGCAACAGCGTCGTTGAAAGTGGCGCGAGATCCACCAGTAATCGCCTCTGGTGCGCCGTCGCCGTACTCGTACACGGTGAAGTCCCATCCACGATCAGGCACTGGGCCGACAATCTCTACCCGATGCGTCGGAGCCGTCTTATCCGGGAAGTAGCGGACCCAGCCGGCGTCCTGGTCCTGCACCCACGGCGTAGGGAGCTTGGGTACGCGCTTCCGGCCCCACATCAGCGGTCACCTTCCTTCTCGAGCATCTCCGTCAGCCGTCGAAGCTCGTTCGCGGCGTTCTCACGAGCGCGGGTAAGCCTGAACTGGGAATATTCGACCTCCCGCTCGGCGTCCTTGACTGCCCATTCAGCCGCTTCCACCGAACTCGGAGCCTTCCCACCAACCGTGACCTGGTATGCGATCGGCTTCTGGATCGTGAACTCGTTCGACGACGGGCCTGGAGCAACCGTGTCACGCAGGGCGGTCCGGAGGTGTTTGATCTCGGCACGCTGGTTGAGCGCCGTATTCCGCCAGTAGGCGGTCGAGCACCACAAGACGAGAACTACGCCGTACCAGGTTGTGCCCATAACATCGCCAGTGAACGCGGAGAACCCGAATCCACCTACGAAGAGGCCTGCGATGACGCGGTCGAACCAGTCGAGGTGCCGCCACACGTTCACGAATGCCGCGCTGACTGACTTCATTTGGGTTCCTTCGTCCAGTACGTGTAGGTGGAGTCGCTTGCTGCGGGCAAGATGAGGCGGATGGCGACAAGGAGCAGGAACACCTGCCAGTAGCCGGGATGCCACGGGGTTTGCGCGCCCACGATCAACATGACCAGCCACGCGGTGAGAAACAGGACCGCGTTACGGCCGGCGAGACGACCCAACGCCGTCGCACCCGTCACCTTCGGACGCACCACCGTCACGTCGATAGGACTGCTATTCAACATCGCTCCCCTCAATCCGCGACCTGCATCAGCGACCAGATCGTGAAGAACGAGGAGATGAACAGCCAGATCGCCGACACGGGCGAGCCAGTCGCGACCCACAGGTAGCCGTTCAACACCGCGAACACCAGGTTCAGCAGCGCGCACCACAGCATGGCCATCGTCCACTCCTCCACATTTGATTACTGAATGCAGTGTAGGTAAACAGCACACAGCAACGCGAGGGGATTTCCAGGCACGACAAACACCCCCAACACCGGATGGCGCTGGGGGTGGTCGTTGCCCGTGGCTACGTTGCCGCGATCACACACTTCCCTCGGGCGGCTTGGTGTCAAAGTTGATGGAGATGGTGATCACAGGACCGCCAGATACCTTGTCGCGGCCTCGCTCAACGAGAAGATCCACATCGCCGAACCCGGCGCAGGCAGCGTCCTCGGCATCCAGGTCCACAGACCTGAACATCGGACTGCACCAGACAGTGTCGGCGCATGCCTCCCGCGCCTTACGGTGCAGCCCCTCTACGAGTGCCATAGAGGCAGGGGTGAGGTGCATGCCCGCGAAGCTGTCCAGGCTTCCCAGCATGTCGTCGTCAGCGATAGGAAAGGAAACCGACAGCACTCCCGGAAGCGGCTCCGGCCCAATAGCTGCTGACTCGATTCGGAGACTGCCCGCGCGTTCCGGGTTGAGCCGGTTGAACGGGTGATTCACCTGCTCGATCACGAGCTTCGCCGCCGCGGTGGCGATGTCCTCAAGTTCGATGCTGCCAGTCATTGGTTCTCCCTGAGAGTTATCGATCGGTCGTGTGATTTGTTCGCGGAGCATTTCCGTTCCTCGCGGCGGATCATCCACATCATCAACGCGCTCGCCACGAGGAACACAACGAACGACGCGAACGCGCGGCCGACCCACTCGTGGTTCCAGGTGATCACCCACGGCACCAACAACCACGGCGTCGCGACGAACGCGGCAGACCGAATGATGGTGACCACCAACGCGAGCGCGGTCACTGGGTGCCGCCGAGTTCGTAGCGCAGCCGGGACCATTCCCGCACCAACTCCGCCGACCGCGTGAACAGCCCGCTCTCGACATCCTTCAGGTAGCTGTCGATGTCCCGCAGGATAACAACCTGGTCCCGCCCCGGCAGGTCCTTCCACGTGGCCCGCAGCAGCGCGCGGGCGTCACCATTGGCGTAGGTGAGGCGGCCCATGCAGTAGCGGACCGCGTAGATCACGGTGTCAGTTGGAACAGTCACCTCATGCACGGCTACTCGTCCCCATTCCGCTTCAGCGCGGCAGGCAGGCCAACGTGGATGGGTAGCGTCACGCCGTCATCGCTGACGAACGTGCCGTCAGGCCGCTTCGTCAGCTCAATCAGATACCCGTACGGATAGACGACCGATCCGGCTGGCAGTGCTTTCAGAGCTTCACGAGAAGTGATGCGCGGCAATGATGGGTCGGCGTCCCCGAAACGCGGCTCTGAAGTCGTGCTCATCAGAACGGCACCCCGTCGTCGTAGCCGCCTTGCGGCGCAGCGCCCCAGGGGTCTTCGTTGCCGGACTGCTGCCGGCTGCTGGCTGCGCCTCCCCCGCCACCAGCACGTTCCGCCTGGATGGTGGGTGCGATGTCGTTGATGATGAGTCGGTCGCGGGACTTCTTCTGGCCGGACTGGTCGTCCCAGCGTTCGGTGCGGAGTTTGCCGTTGACGAGGACGGTCATCTTGTCGCGCAGGATCTCGGCGGCGGCTTCAGCCTTCGGCCCCCAGTACTGCGCATAGTTTCCCCACCAGGAGTCGCCGTTCTCCCACTCGTTGGTGTCGCGGTTCAGGCGGCGTTCGTTGAACGCCAACGTGAGTTCGAGGCAAGCCTTGCCGCTCGGGGTGAACTTGAGGTTCGGTTCCCCGACGATGCGTGCGGTGCCGTCGATCTGAGGCAGTGCCATCAGGTGTTCTCCTTGGTGTTTAGGGCGCTTCTTTGAGGTCGTTGAGGGTTTGGATCGTTGCGCAGGGCCAGGGTTGGGAGCATTCGTTGCAGTAGAGGAAGGTGCGGTCGAATGTGGTGGGCTGCGAGTGGTGGAGGTCGCGGACGACACGCAGAGTGTCGTGGAGGCCGTCGATCCGTTTGACGACTGACGCGATGCCCCGGTCTGCTGCCTCTGTGTGACCCATGCCGTGGTGGATGTGGTGTCGGTCGCGCAGGATGTCTTGACTCACGATGCCTCCTGGATGGTGATGTGTACCCCGGATTGCTCGTCTGGCTCGGCGATGCGCTTGTAGACGTGAAGTTCGATGACCTGGGCGTCGTCGTGGTAGCAGGCGCCGGATAGTGCGTCCAAAGCGGCTCGGGCGAGCTTGTCGCTGTCCCCGGTGCGCTTGGTGGCGGGTGGAGTCGGCTTCGACTTGGGAAGCGACTTCGGTCTGGGCATGATGAACTCGAGCCGAAGCGCCACAGGACCTACGAAGAGGTTGCGGCGCTGTTTCATTGCATGCCAATGGATCTGGTTCCGCCACGACCCGACGTGCTTCGACGACTCCACCATCCGGCCACCACCCACATGGCGCTTACTGCCCTGGGGTGATGGCCGTCCCGGCGTGAAGAACGCAATCTCCCCCATCAGCTGGCTCGTGGGCGTCCGACGCCGGCTTGGGTGACGTGGGGTGGTAGGTGGAGTTGGCCGAACCAGATGCCGTCGGCTGCTGCTTCGCCGCGGCGGGCGACGATGCTGGAGCGTTTGTCGCGGCATGCGTCGATGACGGGGCAGGTGAAGCAGAGTTGCATTGCTTCGATGTGTCGGCGGTGTCGTTGGCGGTCGGTTTCGCCTTCGATGATGTAGTCCCAGAGGTGGCCGTGGCGTTTGCGTGCTGCTGCGTCGTGTTCTGGTGAACGGCATACAGCGTGTTCGAGTGGGTCGCTCAAGGTTTCTCCGGGGGCTTTTGGGGCGAAGTGTGGACTAAATCACGGGCCGCGCGAGCTGTTGCGTCAAGTCCACACTATTGCGTTCACCGACCACCATACCCGCTGGTTAACAGATTGGGTAGGGTCCACGCAACATTGACGTGTCGAGGCTACTTTCGCCCGATTAACGCCAGGTCGTGTTGCGTCAACGCGCGGCTAGTCTGCCGGCTCGTGCGTCTGCGCGAAGACATCAGGCTTGCAGGGATAGAACTCGCCGGCCACGCCACGGATGATCCAGTCTCCAGGGCTGGCGAGCATCGCGCCTTCGAGGGTTTCAATCTGAATGAAGTGCGGATCGTCGCCACAGTTGGTGGCCTCTCTGCACCAGTACCGGGCGGCCCTGTCGTTGCGGAGGATCCAGTTGATGATTGGGGTGGCGCCCAAGGCTGTCCCATCCCACTGCATCGCTTCGATTTCGACGGGCTTCTTGCGGTATCGCTGGGGTGTGGTCATCGTCTGCTCCTTTGTAGGGCTGGGTCGTGTCGTCGTGGTGTGGTTCGGGCTGGTTTCTTGTGGCCGACATGCCATTTGCTGCAGTTCGGGCAGTGGTAGGAGTTGACGCTGAGGGTGCGTGGACTGTTGCGGTTCATCGCGCGGGCCACGTACTCGGCTGCCGACTGCGACTCGTGTTGTCTCTTCCCGAGACAAGAGAAGTACGGGTTGTAGTGCGCCTTCTTGATCCGCTTATTCGGCATCAGAGACGCCACACGGACTTGAGGTGCCGGAGCGTGTCTCGCATCCACTCCCGCTGCCGCTGGTTGAGGGCCGCCCGCTTCAGCTTCATCGCTTCGATCTCCAGCTCGAGCCGGGCGATTTGTTCACGGGTCAGCATTCGGCCACCGCCTGGTCGCCGGGAATGATCCGGCCGTCGACCATGGCGAACGATCCGACGCTGTGGCCCGCTCCGGCGAACGCTTCGGCTTGTTCGCGGGTGAGTGGTGTTGGCTTGGTGCCGAATCCGTAGTAGCGGTCACTCATCAGGAACTCGATCAGCCCTTCACGCTCAGCAAACACTGGGCTGATCGGTGACCCTTCGGAGGTTGTCTCCCACACCTGCCAGCCGTCCCCTGCCGGTGGCTCCGTCGACTCCCATGCTTCCGCCTCCGCGCGTTGGCCGTCGTATGCTTCGACAGAGCCGTGCCCGTCACACGTGGGGCACCATCCCCATCGTTCCGGTAGGCCAGCAACTCTGAGCAGGCCGTTGGTGATGGCATCTTTGTGGGTGCGAACTGGACGATCGCATCGTCTGAGTGGCGGCGCATCCACTTGATTTCGCCAACCTTGAATGGGTTTCCCCACCCACTCGGCCGCCCGACATACACCGCCCCTTCGGGCATCCGCCAGCCACGAGTCCGGCGGCGTTGGATACGTTGCGGCATCAGCGGTCACCGTCCAGGGCCGCGAGGATGCGTTCCTCGCCGTCTGCTCCGACTGCGAAGCTGTACGCCATCGCCCGCACGCGTTCGATGGTTGCTCGCGCTTCCCGTAGTTCGGCGATGAGTGCGGGTGCAGCGTTGTGGATGGCGGCAATCCATTTGGCGTCGTTGCGCTCGGGGATGCCGCTGTCGTGGTCGGCGATTCGGGCCTGGGCAATCTCTCCGTCCGGGGCAGCCTTGTTGCTCGGCCCGTTGTCCATGCGGAAGACACCCGCATAGTCCTTTCGCCCCGCGACCCAAACCCACCACCAACCCTCGCCGTCCTCGGTGTCGAACGAGTCGTCGGCCATGTTGTAGGCCGCCCACTCGCCGGGTGTGGCCTTTGCGTGCACCTGTTCGAGCTTGTCGAGGTCGATGCTTGTCATGGAGTGACCTCCTCGCATCGTGCGTAGCCCTTGGCTCGCTCGTTCGCAGCCCCGCAGTTGATGTGCCACACGCGGCCAGTGTTCGGGTCGGTGATGCCTATCCACCATGCGTTCTGGTCCATCGACTCGAAGTGGATGTCGACACTGTGGGCGACGAACTCGTCGAACTCCTCGGTTCCGTCAGCGAGGGTCACGTATCGGGCTTCCGGTGCGCCGGTTGCGCTCGAGTCGGTGCTCACTGGCTCTCCTCGGTGATGCCGTAGGCGCCGCGAATCTTGGTGACAGCGTCGTCGAGTAGTCGTTCGATCTGCCAGCGCATGTATGGGTGGTCGTGCAGCTTTAGGAGGTCGTTGCTGACCTCGACTGTGATGTTGCCGAGGGTTGGCGATTGGACGGTGATCTGGATCTTGGTCATTCGTTGTCCTTGTCTGTGTCCCCCGAGTTGTCGCCGGGGTAGCCGTAGCAGGGGTAGTTGCGGTTGGTGAGGGTGAGGCCGGCAGCTTCGGGTGTGAGGCATCGGTAGGCGCGGCGGTGAGCGTCGAACGCGGTGATGCCCGAAAAGGTGGTGTGGCAACCGGTGCAGTGACCGGTGTTCATACCGCCCCACTCAGCCTTGCAGCGAGGGCATTTGGTCACGGCTCGCCTCGGAGCCGCTTGATGGTTATGCATGGGTGCCGGTACGGTGTGGCGGCAATCAGGGAACACGTTGTGCAGTACTGGTCTCCGTGCCCGTCAACCATGTACGGCTTGTGTAGTTCCTCGACGCGGTCGATTTTGGAGCGGATGGGCCGCTGCCAGCCGGCGATCTGCTCCAACTCCTGGTTGCGTTGCGCGACCAACTCTTCGAACTTCGTCTTGTAGTCGACGTCGGGGAAATCGAGCTGCTCACTCATCGGTATCTCCCATGTATCGGACGTACACCTGGCCGTCGCGGGCTGTGGCTTCGTAGTTGCCGCGGAAGGCTGGGTAGTGGCCGCGGCGGATGTTGGCGGCGTGGTTGGAGGCGCGGGTCTTCGAGGTGAAGTCGCGGGGGAAGATGCCCCACTCCCCCGGGTTGTCGCGCAGGAACTCAGCGAACTCGGTGTAGACGCGGTTGGTGTTGCCACCGATGAACTTGTTCGCGATGGGCGGCGGGTCGGACAGCTTGAATGCAGTCATGATGCTTCCTTGATCAGGCGGCGAGGGGCCACGCGGTGTTGATGTCGTCGGTGGGTTTGCCTTCGCGTTTGCGGTAGGCGATGTAGTCGAGTTGCCGTTCGCGGTGCATTTCGGTCTGCTTCGCCATCAACTCGTTGGGGCCGATCAACGTGAGGATCGGGTAGCGGCGGGGCATCATCCAGGCGAGGCGGGCTGCTGCGATGGCGTCGGCTTCCGCTTCGTGCGCGTTGTCGAGCTTCACCCCGTAGTGCTCGCAGACGGCGCCGAGCTTCCGGGATCCGCGCCGGTATGTGTCGAGGCCGCGGTCCAACACGTAGGGATCGCAGACTGGTCCATCAACGGTGAATCGGCCGGCGGTCTGTGTGTGGAGGACGGTGAGGTCGTAGACGGCGTTGAACGCGCACAGCACGCGGTCTTCGGCCCACATGTTCACGATCTCGTCGGCGACCTCGTTGACCACTTCGTCGTGCGGTCGGCCGTGCTCACGCGCGTGTTCCGTCGTGATGCCGTGAATCTCGGTGGCCCCGGCAGGGATCTCACAGCCTGGATCCGCCAACCACGTCTTCGACGTGACCGTGGAACCATCAACGCGTCCGACGCAGGCGGTGACGATGCGCGCGGTCTTCGGATCTGGAGAGGTTGATTCGACGTCGAAAAACGCCAAATCCATGTCTGACCAGATCATTCTGCGAGTCCCGAGCGCTGGAGCTGGGTGCGGATTGCGGCGGCTTGGTTGATGGCTGCGATCCAGCGCTGGTCGGCGGCGTTGGCGCGGTCTTGGAGGTTGCGGCGGGAGTAGAAGGCGGCTTCGTTGCTGGCGCGTTCGGCGATGGTTTCGAGTGCGATGAGCTGGTCCATGAGAGTTCTCCTGGGTTGGTGGGCGGCCCGCCCGGCAGGGTGGTCATGACGGGCGGGCCGCGGTCTTAGTTGGCGAGGGCGAGGTGTCGGGGTCGTGTTGCCTTGTAGGCGGTTTCGATGTCGCATCCGTGGTCGAGCATGTAGGCGATCGCCGCCAACGCTGCGGGGTGCGGGGTGAAGTCGGAGGTCATGCGGGCACCTGCTTCCAGTCGCGGCACGAGAGGGTCCAGTTGGTTTCGCGGTCGTTGACGGGTTGACCGTTGTGGCGGACGCGGCGGGCGAGGATTTCGAACTCTCCGAGTGCGGTGATGCGGATGACGGAAGGTCCGTAGCCTTCGTCGCCTTCGAGGAGGGTTCCGGGGAGCCATCCGAGGCGGCGGCACACATCGGCTTCGTTCTCGTATCCCGTGGTCGTCGTGAGCCGGGTGATGGTCATGCGATGGCCTCCCACCAGGGCATGGAGCCGAGCATCAGCCCTAGCACGATGGCGGTCGCGGTGCCAGTGATCTTGTCGGAACGTTCGCGCCGGCAGTCAGCATGGAACTTGTCAGCGACGGCAAGGATGTGCGTGTCACTCATGCCGCGACTCCCCGGATTTCGAAGTGGTCGAGTGGCATCGCGCAGGTGGTGATCTGGTTCATGTCGCCGTCGAGCGCGATCACGACACGGATGTACGGATGGCAGTACTCGAGCACGTCGAGAACAAGGTCGGGGGTGCTGTAGTCGTTGGTGACGAGTTGTGCGTTCATGCTGCTGCTCCTGTCGGCTCGATCGCGGTCCATTCGCCTGACTCATCTGCTCGGGTGACGACGCGGGGCGGGTAGTCCCACTCCTCGACGTCGTCGAACACGCGGTAGACGGTGGCGAGGCAGGCCTCAGCGGATTCCTGGGTGAGGTGGATGCATAGGTCTTCTTCGCCGTACTGACCTCCGCAATCGACCGCCCACTGACGGCCGGTCACGACTTGACTCCCGCGATCGCGAAACGCCACTCGGCGTGCTGCTGGGGCAACTTGGGTGCCACGCAGATCGTCGCCGCGACCTGAGCGAGCGTCGCGTGCACCTGCGCTGTCGCAACTATCAGCGAATCTCGCGGGTCGGTGCCGTCAGCAAGCTTGAGCAGCCGTTCGGCCTCCGCGTAATGCTGTGCCCCGTTCATGCCGCCACCTGCTGGTTGTAGTGCTTCCACCAGCCGGAGAGGGTGATGTGGATGCCGTCTTCGGGGTCGAGATCTTCGCGGTATCCGAGCGCTGCGACGTTCTCGTGAGCGTGGTCGGCACAGAAGTACTCGTCGGTGCTGGTGTAGCAGTTTTCGTCGTAGTCCATGGGCGCGTACTTGGCGACTACGACTGCAGGGTTCTTGCACAGGTCGCATTCGAGGGTGCGCCACTGGTCGCTGTAGTCGAGCTGGCCGTAGATGCCGGCAGCGTCCGAGAGGTCGAGTGCGGTGAGGATTTCGCGGGTCTGTTCGGTCATTAGAGTGCCACTCCTGCCTCGAAGTAGTTGTCGCAGTCGACGCACATGGAGTAGGCGCCGAATTCGTCGTTGTAGTGCTGGGTTTGGTCTTCGTGTTCACACATTTGCGTGGCCTCTTTCGCTTGGTTTCCGGTGCCAGCCGGTTGGTGTTGATGTGAACACCGTACATGTCGTGTTGGGTTGACGCAACGGGTTGCGTTAACTGAATTGGTGGTGTGTACTGATCGTGTCGCGGCCACTAGATGCGCCGCCCACACACTTCGTTCCTGTTCAACCTCAACCGTTTTGAGGAGACCTCATGCTTGTTTGCGACTGCGGCACATTCGATCGCCGCCACGACTACGGCTGCCACGGCTGGCGCCGGCCTGCCACCCGTGACGGGATCCGCGGAGCCAACCGCCGAGCTGTCGCCAACCCCGGCCCCTACACCGGCCCCCTCGCCCCAGACCCGTGGGGTTGGGGCGCCCGCGGCATCACCAACCCCGACAAGGAGACCCAGCGATGAGCCGTCCCGAAACGATTGATGATCTTGACGAGTACACGCGACGCGGGAATCAGGCCGCGATCGGCACCGTCAGCGAGTTCGATAACCAGCCGGACATGATCGCCGCGTGGGGCCAGTTCCTGCAGGCGGCCCGCGATGCCGGCTACGCCATCGCCGACAACGGTCACGTGTACCGGACCCCGACCTACGACGAACTTAAGCGTGACCTGACCTACCGGCAGGAGGCGTGGGATCGCACCGCCGCCGAGTACGAGGCTGTGCTCGACGGGGCTGATGAGCCGAAGTACCCGTATGCGCTGAAGGAGTGGTGCCGCAAGGAAGGCCACGACTACCCATACACGGAGGAGACCCAGCGATGACCGACACGATCAACACGTACGCCGATCCGGGCTCGGATCCCGCGCACGAGTGGGGTGCGGGGAAGCCTGAGTGGACAATCCGCGTTGGCGACTCCACCGTCACGCCTGCATCGCTGCGGGCACACGCGGACCACATGGAGCGGCGATCACCGGGCAGCATCACCGCTGAGCAGTTGCTGCAGGAGGCCGCCCGTCTGGAGGCTGAGTCTGCCCACGACGAGGAGGCGGAACGGTACGCGAAGGTGCAGAACGCTGCCGAATGCGCCGTCTTCCCTGGCGCCTGGATCCCGTTCGACGAGACCGGGCCGAATCATCGGAAGACGATCCTAGCTGGCGTCCGCGCTGTCCTGGATCAGCTTGCGGCTGATGGGCGTCTACTCCCCGAAGGCGAAGAGCGAACCGTCTACGACGAGACGACGCTGCTGCGGGTTTATGACGGCCTGAAAGATGCCGGGGTGTCAGGCAAGACGGCAGTGAACGCGGTGACGCAGATGCAGAACCAGGGCATCCTGTTCCGCCAGTCACCCGTCACCCCGCCTGCTGTGTCTGTCCCGCTGGAGCTTCCGACGGAGCCGGGCTCTCGGATCAGGGCATCGGTGAAGCGGTGGGGATCCGCGCTTGAGTGGGCTGCGACTGACCCGTACGTGGACACGTTCACGCTTGGCGGCCGCTGCTGGGAAGCGGAGAACGATTCGCTAGTGGTTGGCACGTGGAACCGCGAGTACATCACCGTGCTCGAGGTGCTGCCTGCTGTGTCTGTCCCGGACAGCGGGCCGGATGGCACACCGGAGAAGCCCTGGGAGACAGCAGCAGAGGTGCCCGCCGGTGTGAAGTACGTCAGCCGGGACAGCCACTGCTATGGCGGCTTCGCGTGGATCAACGAGGCCGGCAAGCAGCGTTGGCTCGAGCTGGGTACTGGGAGTTCCTGGCCGACTCTAACTGTCACCGATCTGGAGTGGGCAGACCTCGCCCCGTTTGTGCGCGTGGACGGAGACAAGCGGTGAGCATGCAGTACATCCGCGACTACTACCGAGTGCCGGCCAAGCGTGGTGCCCGAATCGTGTACCGCGAGTTCGGCCCCCGCCAGGAAGGCGTGATCGTCGGATCGTGCGATCAGTACCTCCGGGTCCGTTTCGACGACAACCCAGGGCTCATCGAGACCGTGCACCCGACATCCGGAGTGACCTACGTGGACGGAGACAAGGCATGAGCGGCTACGAGTACCGGATCGAGTACACGATCTTGCGCGCACCCGAGGGCTCCGACGACTTTGTGGAGGTCGGGTTTGGGTCGAGCGGATCGTCGACGGACCTCAACTCCGCTGCATACGACCTCGACTCGCAGGTGCAGAACCGGATGTGGGAGACCGAGCCGGGGATGCCGGACCCGAATGATGTGGACGGAGACAAGGCATGACGACTCCGCAGACGTTCCGGAAGAGGGTCGCAGATGTCGCCGCTATCCAGTGGACCGGTGACAACCCGTACGCCGTGCGCGCATTCACTGGCATTCGCAAAGTTGAACCCTCCGGAAACCACCACGTGTTCACCATCCAATCAGGGCACGGCGAACTGTACGTCGAAGCGGACAACGTGTGGCGCGACATCGCGATCGGCGACTGGATCGTCAAGGGCTCACGTGGCTTCTACCCCTGCAAGCCGGACATTTTCGCCCAGACGTATGAAGAGGCTGAGGGAGGCCGGTCGTGAGCGCGGAACAGAAGGCCGTGAAGGTGTCCACAAACACCGACGTCACGTACTGGATTGATGAGGCGTACTGCACATTCCTGTGCGGCAATGACGAGGCCCGTGCAATCCGCTTCCGCGACAAGTATTACCCCAACGGATCCGTGCGGAAGAAGACGGTCGTGACGACCTGCGTCAGTGAGGTGATCGCGTGAGCACTGCGGAACAGAAGGCGGCCCGACACGAGCGGGAAGCCAACGCGGCAGCGTTCACCGCAACCATCCGCCGCTCCTGCACTTGCGACTGCCACACACGAAACGACCACTGTGACAGCTGTTGCCAGCACCTGCTGTGCGATGACTGCCTGCGCTACGGGATGGAGGGCTGATGAGCACTGCGGAACAGATCATCGCCGAGCACAGGATTAAGCCGTACCTCACGCGGATTCAGTGCAGGTGTGGCGAGGTGTTCGCCAGCTATGAGGCTCACGCCGCGCATGTGGTGGCTGCACTCACCAACGCCGGCAAGACGATCGTGGACGGCGCGGGGATTTACGTCGAGTACGGCATCGAGCGTGACATGCCGTCGGGTGACACAAGGGTTGTGGCCGCCTATGACCGTTCTACTGCGGAGCGTGTCATGGCGGAGCGACCCCACGACACACGACTGGTTCAGCGTCGCGGGCACATCGGTGAGTGGGAACCGGCTGCTGCTCGTGTGGCGGAGGGCGGTGAGCGCGGTGAAGCGGCTTCGTAACTGGTGGCGCGAGACCCGACGCTGGCGGCACTGCCCACACGAGCGCGTACGCGGCATCTATGGCGACGAGATCATTTTCGGCACCCCCAACTGGAACCGCCTGCAATGCCTCGACTGCGGGAACTTCCTGGACGGTCCGGTGAGTATCGCGCTGAGTCGGAGGCCTGCGGAGGGCGGTGAGCGTCGTGGCTGAGCGGACCCCTCGCCGCCGGGTGGCTCGGACGTGGCACTACTGCTGCCCCTCGCATCGCATCCAGCCCGGCGACGTGTACCTCGAGCACACCGAGTTCCCCGGCAGCGATGTCGGCTGGGCTGATGCTGCCGGTCATCCCGTCCGGCATCGTGAGTGCTCCGAATGTGCTCTCCGCTACGGCCGTGGGCATCTCCTCGCGGAGGGCGGTGACCAGCCGTGAGGACCTGCGACATCTGCGGGCAGCACATCGGCTGGATCGAGTACGGCGGAATCCGAAAGTGGGTGCACCGCATCACCGACGCCGACCGCATTGGACCACCACACACCACCACCCCGAAGGAGAAGCCGTGAACGACAAGGAAGCACTCGACAAGATCGCCAAGGCTGTAGCCCTCGACGAGGACGGCATGTGGACCGACCAAGACGGAATCCTCGAATCGATCGGCAACATCGTGCAGAGCACCGGCCGCACCGTCGAAGGCTGGGAGTAGCCGTGAGCCAACGAGACGAAGCCCGCGCCCGCGAGGAGATCCTGTGGGCGATCGGTATGCACTGCTCGCACACGGGTGAACCGCTGCCTGAACCCGCGGAGCCGTGCCCTTCATGCAGCCTGATCACGAGTGAGGTCCTGGAACGGATCGAAGCCCGTGCCGCGGCACTGCTCGGCTACTCCCGCCCGCGTGTGGTGGAGACCATCAAAGAACTCGAAGCGCTGCCTGTGTGGTCTGTGGTGCGTGACCGCCGCAAGTACACACTCGAGCGTTGCGATCACGGTTGGTTCATCCCAGGGCGTGCCGGCTACCGCGACGCCCGCGATATCGCCCTCCCCGCGACTGTCCGGTACCTGCCCGAGGAGGCGAAGTGAGAGACCGCTGCCGCACATACCTCGAAGCCAGAGTGCCCGACACACCAAACCACACCCGCGAAACCATCATCATCCAATGCGACCGCACCCCACACCGGCCTGGAACTGTGCACCGCTATAAGGATGAGATCACCTGGAGCGCCCCGAAGGAGACGCTGTGAGCGTCCCTTAGCGCATACCCCAAGTATGTGGAGTGGCAGGTCGTGGTGTTTTCGTTTCACCCCGAGTTTCGTCCTTTCGGCCGGATGGTTTTGTTCGTTCTCGGGCTACGGTCTTCCGGTCTGATTTCACCGTTTCAGGGGGTTTTGATGCGTAAGGCGTTCGCTGCCGGCCTTGTGGCTGCGGCTTCGGCGGGGATTGTGCTGGCGGGTACGGGTGTTGCTTCGGCGGCTCCGTCGACGATTCCGGGTATGCGTGGCGTGTACCAGGTGAATGTGGATGTCGCTCCGGGCACGTACAAGACGCAGGGCACTGCGTACGGTGCGATGCAGCCGTGCACTTGGATGCGCGCGAAGATGACCGCGGGTGGTGGCGCGATTCCGTTGGCTGTCGGCCAGCTGACCGGTCCGGGTGAGGTGACGATTGAAAGCACGGATGACATCTTCCTGACGGCCGGTTGCGCTGACTGGAAGCGCGTCGGTGGTGGTGGCTCGCTCGATACGGGTTCGTTGACTGGCTCATTGGATGCTGGTTCGCTTGGCGGCTCGGTTGATTCGGGTTCGTTGACGGGCTCGCTCGATACCGGATCCCTCACCGGTTCGCTGACGGGCTCGATCCTTGGCGGCGCGAACAACGGTTCGTCCGGTTCGCTGGCTGGTGGGCTGCTCGGCTCGCTCTACTTCCGCTGAGCATAGGGTTGCTTGGTTCCTGACTAGCAGCGCAGCGCGCCCCGGCCTTTTGGTCGGGGCGTTCTGCGTTGTGGGGCCTTGCTTGGCGGGTGCGTCGCGATTCCGAATTAGTGCAGGTAGGTGGCTATAAATGTCTCGAAAATGGCCCTAAATCGGCCTGCGTCGCGATCTCGGTCTGACTTTGCTTGTTCAACCGTTGACTTACATGTTTCGTCGTGTATAGTTCTAGGTGTGAGGCGGACCGCCCCACAAACAACTACACAGAGGAGGCAAGGTGGATCCACCCAAGTGGTCCGACCTGATCGCCCTAGGAGGACTCGTCATCACGACGCTGACCTACCTGGAACTGATCGGGGAACGCCGAAAGCGAGAACGCCTACAGCGGGAACTCGAAGCACGGAAACGCGCTGAGAAGAAACGCAAAAAGCGCAAACGCAAGTAGGTAAGGCGGGGGCTCTGGAAGCCAGTAACTACCAGAGTCCCCGCCCCACCAGGGTCCCACAGCCTCCGGAAAGAACAATCATGACCACAACACAGCGAACCGCCACGTCGGTCACAATCCTGGCCGGCGTCGCGATCATCCTCGCCGTCACGGACGCCCGCTGGCTGTTCTGGCTCGTCTACGCCATCCTCGCCGCCGGAATCCTCGTCGAACTTGTGCGGGCACGCCGTGGCTAGGCCGGCCGTCTACCTCGGCATCGCGCAGGTAGCTGAACGTATCGGCGTCACAGCCGGTGCCCTGTCCCGTTACAAGCTCCCCGACCCTGACGTTGTGATCGGCACCCTGAACGACGACAGCACCGTGGCGCGTGGTTCGTTCCGGGGATGGCTCCCGGACACGATCGACGAGTGGAATGCGAACCGGCCCGGCCGTGGTGCACGTACCGACCTACGCGGCTGACGCTGGTCGTAGCGTCGGATGTGACTCGTAGCATCCACATCAGGGGGTGTGATCGTGAGAAACAACAACAATGGTCGGGGCGGCTTGTTCGGGCTGTGCCTGCTGATCGGGTTCGTCATCGTGTACTGGCAGTGGATCCTCGGGTTCGTCGTGCTCTGCCTGGCCTTGTGGGGCGCCTATGTGGGCACTCGGGCAGCGGTCCGCCATCATCGTGCCCGTGTCGCCGCTGAGCGTGCCGAGAACGCATCCCTGTCCGCCCGCGCTGATGAACAACACCAGCAGTACCTCGCCGGTTCAGATCACGGCCTGTACGGCGACTACCAGCCCGCACGACTCGACTGACCGACATCCTGTCGGTGGCTGACGCTACGGTCTCGGCACGTCGATCGGGAGGTGCCGGATGGTCAAGCCGTTGGGGAACACAGACATTGTCGAGTTCATCCCGGACGAGCTCGGGTTACGTGAGCGTGAGGGCGAGTTCTTCGTGTTGGACGTGATCAACGGTGAGGCCTCATTGATCGCTTCCGGCCAGGGGTGTCTCGCCGGCCCGAAAGTTCCAGTCGAGAAGCTGCGCCGGGTGCACGAGACGTTCGGCGAGTTCACGCGGGAAACGTTCGTGGATGAGGAGTCGGTGATGTCGGAGGAGTCGGACCACGACTTCTACGCCTAGCGTCTGGTGATGGGTCCGTGGCTGTCGTAGATGCGGCGCCAGCGTTGGTAGGTGTGGTCGTCAATGTCGGCTGTACTGGTGTGCCAGAGTGCGATCACGATGGCGGCAGGCCCGAAAGGGAGAACGAGCGTGCGGCGGTAGTACTCGTCGTAGGACATCCACGGTAGGAAGCTGCGCCGGAACCCGTGGAACGGTCCATCCCATCGTAGGTGCACCCACACACGTCCTGGGATGATGTCGCGGGTCACTCGCGGTCTCCTGTTTGGTGGGCGTACCAGGCGCCGAATGCGATGAAGGGTTGGTCTGCTTCGCTGTCGAGATGGCATGGTTCGTAGCCGTCGAGGATCGATGTGGTGTCGCGGTCGGCTGCGACACCTTCGGCCACGTCCCGTTTCTCGCGTTGCCGCTGGGTGCGTTTGGCTTGGTATTGGGTGTCGGCGTCACGTCCTCGCCCGTGATCGCCGCACTCGGGGCAGCCACGGCGAGTGCAGTAGGAGTGGATTCGTTTCGCGTGCCGGCCGAGAAGGGAATCCATCACTGGGCCATCACCAACACGACCATCAGGGCGAAGATGATGAGGGCGAGGACGGCTACCGTGTTCCAGTCCATCACTTCTCCCCTGCCGCATATGCGGTGGTTTCCCATTGTTCGCGGGTGAAGAGTTCGCGTTCCCAGTCCTGGAGTTGGTCGTATGGGCGTGCTTCCCAGGCGGCACGCTCGGCGTCAGCCTTCTCCATGGCCTTCTGGTCGCCGTTGAAGCTGACCATGAGCCTGAAGTCTGGGTGTTCATGCCAGCCGGAGGCCACAGTTTGTAGGAGTTCGCGTTTGCTGGTGAGCCGTTGGTGGTTGTCGGGCCACTCGACGGGATCGCAGTTCACGAAGTGGTACATCTCGAGGTAGTCGTTGATGGCCGACTGGATGCCACGTGCCGCAGCAGGGTCGCCGAACGCCTCCGCGAGCCTTGCCTGCAGGAACTGGATGAACGGCGGATCCACAAACTCGCGCTCAGGCATCGACTTTCCCTCCGTTGGTGTCGAGGCGTTGGAGGCAGCGCATGAGGTGCCGGGCGTCTTCGAGGGCGTTGTGTACACCATCAGCCTGTTCGGGGAGTTCAGGGTTTCCGAGACGGCGGAGTTCTTGCTGGAGGTCGTTGGTGTACATGGGAACCCACTCCGGTAGGTCGATCATGCGGCCGAACAGTTGGGCGAGTGTGACATGGTCGTATGCGGCGTAGTCGGCCCACAACTCGACCGGTTCAGGCTTTGCTGTGAGGAACGCGGCGACATCGTCGCGGATGAATTCGAGCGGCTTCACTTCGGGTACGCAGGTGGCGAGTCCCCAGTTCCAGCCGCCTGTTTCGTTGCGTTCAGGTGGGCCGCACACGCCAGGAAGCCAAGGGGCAACGTTCTCCATGAGCCAGTCATCCGCAAAGATGCGGTGCATAGGCATGTCCCGATTGACCGCGTAGTACTCGCGTCCGTCCTCGCACACGATGCCAATGGAGATCAGCTCGATGGTCTTGCCGTCTTCGAGGAATTCGGTGTCGTACGCGAAGCGGAGTGGCTTGGTCACTGCTGGGCGCTCCTGCTAGTTCGGATTCGGATGGTGTCGCCGTCGACTTCGAGTGGCGTTCCGGTGGGGGCGTCGAAGGCTGGGCTGTCGGCGGCTCTCTCGAACACTTCGTTCCGCTCCACGCTGTCTGGTCCGGTGCCCCAGTAGTTGCAGCCCCAGCCGCGCAATACGCCGGCGGGTGCGTGTGCGTGGATGAAGCCGAGCATGACTTCTTCGGCGTCCTCGTTGGCGGTGTGCACGTACAGTTCGTCGGGCCAAAAGTTGTTGTCCCGCATCCAAAACAAGACGGGCATCACCGTGTCCTGGGTGTACCCGAGATCGTGATCGAGAGACAAGCGCTCGAGCGGCTCTCTGTGCCGCTTCGCGTAGTCGAGGAACTCGATCGCATGCTCGGCGGTCTCGGCTAGCTCCCAGCCCTTCGGTGCGGGCCGCTCATCATCCACGAACACCCACAACAACCCAGGCGTTGCCTCGCTCATGATTCTCCTTCGTCCCGAGTCTTGAACCCCATTTGCGTGGCGAGACGTCGCCAGCCGATCGTGTGCTCGTGCATGATTCGCCAGTTCGCCCACATCTGTTCGAGTTCATCGACGTGAACCATGCGGGTGAACGAGTACCTGACTTCAGCTGTCGACATCAGGGCTCCAGATCACTCGGACGGGAAGTACAGCCCCGAACTCCTGACTGAAGCGGGTATCCGAGTCGCCCATCAACTTCCACCAGCGACGGCCGCCACGCCACGCGTCGGCCTGAAACACTGAGCCGCGATCGTTCATCACGATCGTTTTGTCGAGTGCTGCGTCAAGCTCGGCGAAAGTCTCAAGCAGCGGGTAGGAGTCGGCGTCAGCCGTCAACTCCCCCGTTCCATCCGCCTGTTCGGGTGTTGCTGTGAGTCCGGCTTCTTGCTTGCTGGACAGCACGATGTCGGTGGAGGGTGCGATGCCGGCGACTGCGCGGGCGAACTCCCCGTACCGATGCTGAAGCGCGGGCGCCAAATCCGTGAACTGGCCTACGCCGTCGAGGTTCGGGACGAGGCGCTTCATCGCTTTCCAGCCACGCTCGGTCGCCTCGTTGATGGGATCGTTCCGCCACCGCTCGGCAGCCTCTTGCCGGGCCTTGTCTGCGGCGGCCCGTTCGGCAACCTCCTGGCGCACCCGCTCGAGGCGCTTCCGCTCGTTCTCGGCGTCCAGGTCGCGGATCCGCTGCTCCGCCCCATCAAGCAGCAGCCCCTGATACGGCGACAGTTCGGAGACTGCGGCGACAGCCATCAGATTGTTGACGAGCGCCTGAAGCTGATACCGGGGCATCGAATCCAGGTCGTTGGCGGTGGTCATGCTGTGGGTCTCCTCAGTCCGAGGTCGAGTTGTGTGCGGCGTGTCGGTGCCGGCTTGGCGGGAGGTGGGATGTGTACCGCTTCGAACTGGAACGTGACATTCGGGTACGGCTGGTACTCGCGGACGTCAACCCACCCGTACTGGTCTGGGTACACCGCCTCGAATGCCCGCAGCAGGAACCGCTGCCCGTGCACGATGATGTGCGTCGGCACGCCCGGACGTTCCATGTCCTCGAACTCGAAATCGAACGGCCGCACATGCTCTCCCTCAGTCATGGACGGCCTCGCATTCCCATTCGTTACCGTCTCGGCCGTTCCAGTTGTTCCAAGTGCAGACAACCTCAGCTCCGGACGGGGTTACCTGGACGAATGGTCGGAGGGTGTCGTCATTGCTGCTCTTGTTGTCGTCGCATCCGGTGAGCGCCAGTACGGTCGCGCCCAGAAACAGGACGGCGAGGATCGTGCGTGGTCTGGTCATACGGGCACCACCGGGAGTGCGAGTGGTCCACCAAAGTCGGACAACAACTTCTGCAACCCCTTCGGCGTCACCCGAGGCTGCGGCGGATCAAGCACCAGCACACCAGTCCGCGGATGATAGTGCGACTGGGGCAGCACCGACATGTACCCGGATTCGATCGCCGCCTGCTTCACCCGATACCGGCCGTCGCCAGCGCGGCTGATCCATCCCCGACGCGCCAGATCGCCGAACAATCGGTTCTGCCCTACCTTCACGCCGGCGCGGGTCAACGACTGGGCTGTGTCCTTCACTGACAGGTCACCATCCGCGTCGAGAATCCGGTCCGCGACTTCCGCTCGCGGCTCCAACTCCGCGATCACTTCGTCCTTCGCGGCGATCACTTCGTCTTTCACCGCCAGCATCCGTTGCGCTTCAACGACAGCGAGCGCCAGCAGCTTCTCGCCCGTCGGCAACACGGGATCGGTGACGGAGTACGAACCGGTCTTCCGAATCGATGGCAGCACCTCCGCGGTGATCCACCGCCGGAAGCGTGCGGCGTCCGGCTTATCCGACCGGATCACCACCTCGTACATGCCCGGCTCAGACACGATCACCGTCTCGCGGCGATGGCCGCGCTCGTTGTGAACTTGAGTCCGGCTCAATGTCACCGGATCGAGCCGTTCAGCGACGCGGGTGACATTCGA